TCATCATCCATGTCAACATAATCTGAATCATCTTCTTCATCATAGTCCCCGAAATCTTCATCGTCATCTGATCCATAGATAGGCTTATTAGGCTCGTAGACAGGTTTATTTAGCTCTTTTCTTGTGTCACTAATATCAGAGATCACCTTGTACTTAGAAACACGCAATTTTTGGAAATCGCAGTCAGTTGGTACAGATACTGCATCAGCAGGGTCAAATTCTACTAGAAGTAAGCGACCATTCTCTCCTGCCCACTCGTTAGCATAATCGTATGAACCAACATGAAGACCAAAAGAACAATGATTATCCTTGTTGTCATCTACGCATCTGCGAGCAACTTCGATTGTTGCACCAACCTCATTGAGAATTTGATGACGATCATTGGTTTCACCTTGCAATACAATTGTATCAGCATTGCCTGTTGTACTCCAATAATCGGATTGTACACCTTTATACCCCAAAACCTTACCTTCGGGAGTATTCGCAAGAGACTTATAACTCATAAAAGAATAGAGTTCATTTACTGAATTTGCACTTGGATTAGCTTGTAAACGAGTGATAAAGTTGGTGAGTGGAGCAGAATCTTTCATTCCTGCACGAAGCATTTCGAGCAATTTATCCACAACAACACCATGCAAACGATGCCCTTTGTAGTAAACAACCTCGTCTTTAACCTCAATGTCACCCTCGACAAAGTTCTCGACTGCCTTAGTAATATCTAGTAAATCACCTAGATCATCATATCTAGCATCAAGAATAGCTTTCTTGGCGAGTTGGAAATTGACATGATCCTTACGCAATGTATAAGGCTTGCCTTCCCAAAAGATAGTAAGTGAATTTTCAGTTAGTTGATATGGTACTTGGTTCATAATGTTTTCTCCTATATAATTAATAATAAGTTTACTCTAATGTATTTTCTATGTTCTGTCAATACTTTTTTTTGAAAAGTTTAGGGAGAGAGAGGTCACACAATCCCCTCTCCCCCTTTCATATCACACAAGGAAATATATTCTAAGATAGTTTCGTTGGTCACATTCTTGTCATTGTCTTGCTTTAGATTGACCCAATTATTAACAGCACTCGTAACAACTTTAAGTAAAGGATAATTTTTATCAAGTAATTTAAAGTCTTGCATAACTGATTCGGCATCAACTTTTGTATCCAATACATCATCTAACCATGCTTGATCACCTAGCTTAACTACATTGATTGCAACGCTGAATTTACGATCACTTGTAGACTCTTCCATAAGAAGATTCCAATTTTCTGCACAACGAACGAACAAATGATCATCATCGAACATAGAAGCATCAAATGTATCATTGGTGAACACTTGACCATAATTCCAACGATATTCAGCAAAATTATTATCGGAAGATTTTTTGAATTGAATTGTCTTGTATGCTAATTGACATTCTTTCTTGTTGTTGCGAATGATGTTTTTGCAATAGTCAAGATAAAAATCAAAGAATGATACCCATGTACTTTTATCCAATTTCTTTACATCACTTGTACGAACACCGAATAATTGAAGATTTTTTTCGTCTGAATTATCTTCAGCATTTTTGCGGATACTTCTGCAAATTTTGTAAACTCTGTCAAGATCATAATCTTCACTATCAACTTTGTAGTTCTTGATTGGAACATAAATGATTTTATTGTTGACAGAACCTTCAACTTCGTCTAGCTCAAGTGAATTGATTGGTTCATTGACATTTTGCCAATAATCTGCATTGCGATAAGCGTAGCTAGATTTGTCAAACTTCATCTTGAACAATGGAATAGAAGCACGACTTGTACCCGAAACTTTATTGCGAACAATTTTTTCTTTATCTACTTGAGAAGAATATCTGATATGTTTTGAATCGACAAGATCGAATTGCCAATTATCATAAACTTCTGCTTTGCCACATTCGCTAGTAGGATGAACAACGACAACCCCTTTAAGATCGGGTAAATCATTCATCAAGGTACGAACTCTAAGATTGTTGCCATGAGATGAATCAATATCTTGCATCATCACAAGATAATCGTCTTGGCAATAAATGCGATTTGTTTTATCTGCTCTTACCTTGAATCCATTTCGAGAATCTTTATCTTCAATTTTTTCGTATTGAGTAATAATTAAATCTTCTTGCAATTGATAATCTCTTTGAAATGTAGAATCTGTAATTTTGATGCCATTCCACTCAAAACTATTCTCAAATATCCCTCTTACTTGATAAGGTAAAGCATTAATAACTTGAGCGTAGTTTTTCTTTGCGTCCCATAAATCTTCACTATCGGCAAGTTTTTCTTTTGCAATAATTTGAATGTCTTGACTAACTTTGTAAAGAATCGCACAAATTTCTTTTTGAGTTGCTTTATTGTATTCTAGCGACTCACGACTATGATGCAATCTTACTGAACCAAGAGGCACACGAAAGTAAAAATTACTTTGTTGTAAAAGTTGTCTAACTATTCTGCTAGAATGCTCATGTGAAATAAAATTGTCTACATTTATCGCATTGTGGTCAATAGGATAAGCGACTCTACCCATAAGAACATGAGAATAGTAATGGTTATATCCATGTCTATTTTCTTCTGCAAAGAACCACTCATCAGTTTTACTTGATAAAACTTTTTTAGGAGTTTGTATAAAGTCTTCTTCAACTCCGAGAAATTTTGGCATATCAGAATCAGAAAAGAAACGAAAGAAATTTTGCACAACATCTCTAAATTCGTTACGATCTTCTTCAGAGACTGCAACTTCGATACTTAAACCTGTTGGCTCATCGCTTGGTTCTTCAAACAACTTTGTGATCTTGGTATCGTCATTCTCATCGACAAATACATTGTAAGAAGTTTTTGTTCCGTTATGAAAGGAAACGCAAGTGAAATTATCGCCATAAGAAAGTGGAGCAAATTTACCGATACCGAAAGCACCAATATAATTGTTAGAGGTACGCTTGGTTGATTTACCATACTTAGAGTAAAGACCGAAAACATCTTCTTGACTAAGTCCACCCCCGAAATCACGAACTGCAAATGTTGGATTCATTGCAGTTGGCAACTTAATTTCAATTGGACGAGTTACTCCTGCTTCAGCATTGGCATCGAGTGCATTGGCACTAATCTCACGAACGACTGCAAGACGAGTATTGGAATAATTGTTGCGAAGAAGAGATGCAACATAACGCATATCTTCGGCATCAATTGTGCAATTGACTTGCTCGAAATCGTGAGAACTAACTACTTCTTTGGATTTGTTTTGTGTGATTATCATTGTTTTTCCTTGTGTGATTAATTAAGTATGATTGCAGTATGACAGGTTTTTAGATTATGTCAACACTTTTTTTAAGAAAGTTCTTTTGCTACTCTAAGTAACTGATTTAAACATCCTATCTCTAATATGTGCATTTGTTCTGCTTCTTGTGTGGTGATTGGATAATTATTAATCTCTAAAATTTTTTGTTCAATTAATTTTATTACTTCTTTCATCTACTTCCCCCATTTATGTTTTCTAATCTATTATATTGAGCTTGTCTTTCTCTATCGGCTTTTATTTCAGATTCAATTAATTCATTGATGCGAGTCATGTCTTCTATCTCTACATCATAATAAGCCTCAAGTAATTGAGCAATATCTTCTGCACATTCATAAAATGCTTCTACATATCCTTTGTTTTGTTTTGTTTTCATGTCGATTTTTTCTCCTTTTGTAAACATATAGTTATTAATATGTCGATACTATAACTCTTTTCTGCCCCATGTGTCAACAACTAAATTCATTTGTTCTGATAAAGTTGCATCTTCATCAATTGGTTTAAGATGAATACTAATCTTATCTTCGTAATCAGTATCATCAGTTGGTAAAAAGTGAAGAGTTGACATTTCTCCGTTAACAATAGCTTCAATATCGCTTGGAGTCAAGCCTATTTCTACATTATATTGTTTCATTTAAATAAATTCCTTCGTTAATTAATTCGTCTTCAGTAAATTCCATTGGTTCTTCCCATTCCTCATCATGTAGGAAATAAGTTCCTGTGAAATTATCGTAATAAAATTTATCTGCAATTGTGCTATCTTCGTATATGTGATTTATGTTCATGCTTATACCTTATCTTATATATGTTGACCTGTCAAGTATTAATTTTAATTGTTCTCTTCTAGCAACGATTTTCTCTGTTAAACTAAAAATTTGCTCATCACTCAACACGCAATTCTCTGAACCAATTGGTTGATCAATGTCATATAAAAACTGACTGACAGAAAATTTTAGTTCATTTAAATAATCTAATTCGTTTTGTATTGAGTTCATATTTGTTCGTATTGGTCAATTAATTTCTCTAACTCGTCTTCAGTATATTCTTTTAATAATTTTATGTCTTTTAATGCTCCATCAATGTAAGTTCCACCCCCATTACCATCATTCCATATTTCAATATCTTTGATGTTGGTTTTACATTGATAACCAAGACCCCTTCTTGTTTCAAAATATCTAACGCTTGTTACTTTCATCTTATGTATTCCCTTTCTTGTAAATATTCTTTAAAATTAACTTTAAACTCTTCTAACCAATGTGGATCGACTGCACATTCTGCGAGTATCTCCCAAGGATCACCTAAATAATTGTCTAAGTCAACATCATAATAGAATTTTATTTGATCTACTAATGGCATATCTTTTATGTATTCTTCGTATGTTGGTAAATGATCCATGAGTCCTTGTTCTCTGAATAATTGTTTCATGTGTGATTGTATGTTAATTCGTTTCATATTGCTAAACTAGATTGATTTGCATGATATGTCAAGCATAATTATAATTCTTTAATAAAAACTTTGTATTTAAGTCCCGAAATTATCGTTCTGCATCTTTTATCAAGCATTATTGTAATCTACCCCCTGCATCTAATACATTGCGAAGACAACTTGATTGTCCTGCTCTTGCGGTAACTTTCTTGGCATGAGCAAATGCACTAGGATCATTGAATGTTTGCATGACCATAGTTGATTTGTCGAGATAAACATTAAGACCCTTCTTGGGGATCGAGTTTGCTATCTTCTCGGCATTGGCGATTGATTGGTTAATACTTTCTAAGAATGCTTGTGCTGTATTCATGGTTTGTACATTAGATTAGTTTTGATTGTGTGTCAATACTATTTTGAATATTTTTTAATTGCATTATTTTCTAAACTCAATTCTGCTTCAATAAGCTCTGCAACATTCTCACTAACACATATTTCGTGATCTTTGGATAAAGTATTTAATAATTGAACTAAACTTTTTCCTGTTTTATCTCTGCCTTCATTCCCTGCTATAAATAAATTATCTTTATTCATTAAAATAAGATCATCTATTTTAAGTAAGATATGATTTACTGCATCTGAACTTCCTCGTAATCCTAATTTTATTTTCATAAGTTATTTTAAATATTTGCATGGAGAGTATCCATGACTAACTCCGATATAGTAGTAATCGAATTACTTTCTAGTCTTTTTTTGTTGATCAAGCGAGGAAAAGAGGTGAACCTATCTGTAAAATGGACGCATGGATCAGAATCGAACTGACGAATGGGAGTTTTGCAGACTCCTGCCTTACCACTTGGCTACCATGCGAATTTAAATTAATACCAGCAACTATAAAACACTCGATAACCTTTGTCAAGCATTTTATGTGCTTCTGCAACAAAATTTAAATCTTGTTCTTTATAATAGTATTCGTTATCGGGATATGGTTTATCATTTTCATCTGTCCAAAAATAAGAATCACTACCCCAAAAGAATCCATTTGATTCGGGCAACTCAAAATTAAGAATATCATCTTGAAGAGCATAAAGGTCTGCTCTCGTCAATGGCAATTCAACGCAATTAAAATCACCAAATTCATTACCTTCATCTTTTCGATTTGGGCAACCTTTTGCTTCCCACAAATCTGACATCCAACCTTGCAAGCGATTATGTTTTCTCCATTCACAAATTGAAACATCTTCGTCACTATTTCTCTTGCGAGGTGGACGAGCATAAGCGTACATATCTAATCCCATAATTATTTCTCCTTATTTACTTTTACTAAAATTTCTTTTTTTGTTTGTTTAGGTGCATGATAACCTAATTGCCTTAAATTATATGCCATCTTACCCATTTGAACACAAACTCGATAATTGATTTGATGTTTCTTCTCCTCACTCAAATATTTAAAGTTTTTGTATTGTTCTTTTGTCCATTGGTTGAACGCATCTTCTACAACATCGGGCATAAGTTTTGGATCAACCTTGTCTGCTCTATTCCATATATAAGTCATAAGTATTTAATTTTAAAACCAAGATCAGTTAAACATAAAAGATCAACCCTGTCAAGGCTTTTTCTGCGAGTTAATAAATTAATATTTTCAGCATGATGAGATTTAACAACCCACAAACTATCTTTTCTATTCTTATATTTTTTTTCTTTAACTACAATTTGTTTGTTGTCTATTGGTCTATCCATGCTTTGTCTAATACATCCTTCTATTATTGAGTAATTCATTCCAACACACTAAACGAAAACTCAAAACCTGTCAACCCTATTCTTCAAAAAGTTTTCTCTTTACTTCATGCAATATATCAATCTCTCGCTCTCCCTCACGATCTTTAATCATTGAGTCTAATTTTTTTTCCAATAATTTTACTGCATCAATAAACCCTGCATCATAATCGTCCATTACTATTCTATTCATGACTTGCTAATATTAAAAGAAAAACTGCTACCGCCAAAAGTCCCAAGAGTAACCCTGTTGTTTGTACTATTTCGGGTAAATTAGTCATCTTTAATATTTGTTGGATTTAATTGTTTATTTACATTATGTTGCATACGAAGCATGATACCATCTACATACCCAAGATTATTAAAATCTGCTTGTTCAATATTTGCCCCATTTTCCATATCATCTAGTATGCACTCACAAGCACTAATAATATTATATAAATAAAATTCTTCTTTACTTATATCTTCTCTATTTGCTTCTTCTTTCATTTGTTTTAATCCTGCGTTTTTTAAGTAATCTTTGTATGATTCTAAAGAATTATCACCAACATATAATAATATATTATCGTTACAATAGATTGGCATTATGCTACTAATAAATCTTCTTCAACTAATTCACCATTCTTTGTAGGAATGACAACATCTACAAGGAAATCTCTGATCATTTCTGTTATTTGAACCAATTCGTGAAATTCGTCAAAGTCTAAAGCATGAGCGTCACCTTGTCCACCATAAGACATACGATAACCTTCTCGTAATGGTGCAGTTTTACCTGTGCTTTTTCTGACCCAATTTCCTGTTTGAGGACATTTAACATATTGCCAAGGTTGATGAAAAGAATTTAGATAAACTAATATATCAAGATGACCTTTTACATGACCAACACTATCTTTTCTCTCTGTCCAATCAATAAAGTCAATGTTAGCAGATGGAAAATCATCTTTAACATCTTTTAATTGAACCATAATTCCTTTGTAATTATCTTTAGTATAATATGTATATGGTTGTCCACCAAATTGATTTGTTTGAGTTGCTTTGCAACCTGTTTTCTCGCACATTTTTTGGTCACGATCACCTTTACTCTTCCATGACAAAATATGTTCAGAGGGTAAAACCTTCTTTACCAACTGATTGCTTTTGAAGATAACATTTTCGGGTGACCATGTTTTCCAACGAACATTTGTGTTTGTGAAGTAATTCATTTGTTTTCCTTGTGTTTATGATTAATGATTGTACTCTATTAAACTTCTTCTACCATGTCAAGAGAAAAATTTGCAAAATGATGACCATGCTCGTCATAGAACGCTTGCACGATCTCAACTGCATTAAGCACATCTTCGCTATTATCACCAAGAGCAGAAGTTTCTGCTTCGTTTAAAACTAATTCTATTGCTTTTTCCAATTTCATAATATTAATCTTCTTCACTTGTTGCTACTACCAATAACTTAACAGAATCACCATCACCTGTCAAGCCAAATTCTTCAACGATTTCGCCAAACACACTTCCATCTTCGGGATACACACTTAACCAACGGCAATTTTGTTCTTTGCCATCGACTTTTGTTTCGACAACATCCCATTCATATTCAAGCAATCTAGCTTTTTGATATTTAGTTAATTTCATGATCGAACACTAAACAATAATTTAATCTTTGTCAACCCCAAAAGTGTTGTTGTATTCCTCAATTATATCTATGTCTGCAACATTATCTAATCCTTCGTATCCTTCCACAAGTAAATTAATAATATCTGCGACATTCATATTCATTGCTTCTCTTTCAGCAAGTTCATAACGCATATCATCTACATCCACATTTTCACTCATTGTCTTCGCTTTCTAATTGTTCATAAAGTTCATCAATTTTATTTTCCAACTGACGAATATATTTAAGATCATGTGGTCTTCTTATTTCCACATATTCTAATTCGATTTCTAAATCTCTAATATTTTTTTGTATATCTATTTGTGCTTCTTGCATTTCTTGTTGTTGTTTATATAATTTAAAAGTTTTTTGATTCATGTTTTTTGAGTGCTTAAAATAGTCTCAACCTCTTCTTCGTATTCGTGGACACACTCCCAATTAACATTAGTACAATCATTGAGAATACCACTATGATAAATTTGATGAATCACTCCTCTTGGAGCATCCCACGCAGTAGAAAAAGAATACTCTATCCTTTCGTCTTTGTCAACATCTAATTGAGGGTCAACTGCGTTCCATTTTGTACCCCAATTTTTGATACTCCAAGCGTACCAATTATTTCCTTTCATCATTTCATCGTGAGCGATACTTCCTGTCGCTTTGAATTCATCAGAATCTTCGGGCATAGGAACGATTTTGTTAAAATCAAATACTTGCTTTTCAGAAGCAAACAACTCTTTTAATTCTTTAATTTTTTCCTTTGAACCTTCAAAGGAAACATGATTATCAGTCCAATTTGGCATAATATTTTTTCTTTCTATTTATTGTAAATCGTGCAAGTGATCAGTCCAATCATCATGCTTGTTATGAAGTTTATTCCAATCGACTTCATCTGCTTTTATTTTCCATGCAATTTCTCCATTTGTAGGATCAGCATATTCAATATTAAAATCACAATCATCAAGAGTCTTGTATGGATCATACTCTCTGACTATTTGCTCTGCTTCATCTCGACTTTCCGCTTCAACATAAAAGCAATTAATTATTTTAACTCCAACGCAATATTCTCTTTTTTTATTTTTCATTTTTTTGTTTGTAATAATTTTGATCTAATAAATCATCTAGTAAATGCACAATGCCCCAACCTAATTCTCTATCTAGTGGAACAGGTTGATCTTCTCGCTCTTCAGCAGGTTTGAAGTCATGCCACAAAATAGATAGTAAGTGATCTCTCTGTTTTTCTAGCAAAGCATAATCAATATTCATCGTATTTGTTGCTCCATTTCCATGATTTGATCTTTAGTAAGTTCTACTTTGGCTTTGCTTCCCCAATACAATGGTTCGTCATCATTTAAATCGCAAGCGATTTCTATATTAGTGATGTTATGCCATGCTTCGTCTGCATAAATAGTACCATCGGCATTGAGACTTGGTCTTTTAAATCTTTTATTGCAATTATTTTTAATGTGTCTAGCAATAAGCTCGATGTCATCGGCAATGCAAGACAAGCGATGTCTAAGCTCAAGATTCTCTTTCATTAACCTTTCGACATTTTGCTTGTTAATCTCATGCTCCACTTCTGTCATGTAAGCATAAGCTGAATCTTTTTCTCTTTCAGCTAAAGTCATGTTTACAGATTCTTCGTAAGTTGGATAATCGTCTCCTATAATTTCTTTATTCATGGTAATTCGGGTAATGTATATTTACTATCATCATCGATATTATAATGAGATGCAAGAATGTCAACTATTTTTTGATCTAAATTCATTTCTTCCATAGCATCTCTAAAGCTAACAGGTCTATCTAGCTCGAACTCAAGGTGATTCTTAACAGAACCTACCATCATTGTAATATAATTAATAAAAGACTTTTCGTCAGTTATATCTTCGCCTGTGAATTTATTTTTCATAATGTTTATACCTTATACGATCTATCTAGTTCTGTCAAGTGTTTTTTTATTTCTAACTTCGCTCATTAATTCATCCATTTGTTTTTCTGACAAACGAACTTCTTTCTTACGATAAAACCAATTAATTATTGTGCGAATTATTTTCATATTTATTCTCCTCTAATATATGCACCGAATTCATCGTCATCCATGTGCGATGTTCCACCTTGAGGTTCGCAGAAAACAACTTCTGCATTTTGCTTCCATGCCTTACTGATTTCCCAATCGGCATCTAATTGAGCGAAAGCTTTATTTTGGGCATCTTCGGGTGAATCTGCTTCAACTTCAAATGTACGATATGTCGTACTACCCATTTCTACTTCGTATGTTTTTTTCATAATTATTCCTCGTACATATAGATTGGAGTGTATTCGCCAACATAGGCACACTCAATATTAAAACCAAAATATTCTACTGCCTCTTCTTGGGTCATGCCTTCATTCATCAATCCCCCTATGATTTGGTCAGCAGAATAAACAACTCTACCATCACTAGAATAACCCATAATTGCATGATCATGCCCATCAGCAAACATTGCTTCGGGGTTATGTTCAGCAATCGTTTCTTTCAATTGCTCTACTCGTTCAGATCGAATTTTTCTAATTTTATCTATTGTATCCATACTTTCATCAGAACATATTTCTTGATCTTTGTCAAGACTTATTTCTGTTTCTGCACGAATATTTTTTAACTCATCCAAGAATGGTAAACCTTCAGAATTTAAACATATCATGCCCGAAGCATAAACAAAATCGGGGGCAATGTCAAGAATAATTTTTCAACATCCATTTAACTTGATCTCTTAAATCATAAACAAATCTTTCTTGATTATCTTGTTGAGTCCAAAAAGCTAATTGTTGAGTTAAAATTTTTACTCGATCTCTTATTATTTGTTTATCTTCTGAAGTGAAGGAGTCATTAGTCAAAACATCTTCAATCAAAACCTTGTTGGCTTGAATCAAATTATTTATTTGACCTTCAGTCATGACATCCACCCCCACAACATTGATCTGATCCACCCATAACCGCAAGCTCGACCATCTCTTGAGCGTACCTTTGTAATTCGGGTTCTAATTTATTTGCGATCATTTCCCTCGCACTTTCAGATTGTAAATTGATTTGACAACTACCTGTATTACCACAAGCAACTTCGCTTAAAACTTTTAATATTATTTCTTTCATAATTATTCTCTTCCTGTTAGTATGTAAATTAATTGCAAGCATAGTATCAGAGATATAACTCCAATACAAGCAAAAAATTCGTATATTAGTTTTAATTTATTTTTCAATTTTTTTTCTGCACTCCCAACTTGATTTTGCCATTTGTCTTTGTCTTTTAAGTTCATTGGTTGCTCCTTGTAAAGTAGCAATAGCTTTGTTTTCAGTCATTTTATCGTGAAGAACTTGCGTGACGCAAATCTGCACTTCCCTTGCAGTAAGTCGATAAGGGAAATTCCTGCAAAGAAACTTATAAAACTTACCACTTATTTTGCCGTGTTTTAATTTTTTATGCAAGAATCTTCTGTAATTACAATTTCTAGTATTATGTATTGGTTTCACAATTTTATATATCTTTTATTTTCTCCATTTAATGTAAGCAACTTATTTAAATCATAAGCCTCATCTTTTGTCAAGAGAATTTTTTTATTTGTTGGTATTCTTTCGTGACCATGTGGGCGATTCCAATCAACTATAATATATTCTTGTTTTTCTTCTGTCATTTTTTGTCTCCCCAAAAGCCACACACGCAAGGTTTATTATCTTTTTGATTTGCACCATCTTGATAACCCTTGTCGTAAGATTTATTTGCATTTTTTGCTAATATTTTTTCAAACTTTTTGGCGAGATATTCCTGTGCATCTGCCCAACCTTTATCGTAACCTTTACGATAATTAATTTCTTCTGTCATTTGTTCATTCATGTAATTTTTCCTTAATTGCTTCTTCGCAAAGTTGATTAAATGTAATCCCTTTCTCATGTGCAACCATCATATATTTGAACAATTCCTCATCATCAAATTCTAGCTCGACACTTTCATATTTGACTTTACGAATTAAAACCGAACCATTTCTATCTTCAAATTTTAAATCATCACCTTCTTTCCATCCTAATCTTTCGAGAACTTCATCGGGGATAGTAAAAAACAAATCACCATCAGAGGTTTCTTTTAGTATTACTTCTTTTTCAATCATTATTATTCCATAAATTATTAATTGATATACATAATAACACAACACCTACTACTATGGCAAGTAAAAAATCCATTATTTGCAAGAAAATAAAAACAAAAATATCGTAACAAAAATAATTAACAAAAATATTTTGTTTATTAAACTACTAAATTCATCAAAAGGATTCATGATTAAAAAACATAATCGTCATCTTCTTGTCTAAAGAGATTATTTTGCCACTCTTCAACTTCTTCTTTTGTATGACCTTGCAGATTGTCATTTCTTTCCTCTTCTGTAAACCATTGATAATCCAAATTAAAAATAGAATCAACATTGCAAGGATGATACCCCGCATTTACGAGCAACCCTTTGAATTGTTGTGCAAGTTCATATACATCTGATCCATCATGCACTTCATCAGATTCAACGCTATAAATTTTACCATGTAATGTGAGTGATAATTTCATAATTAGTTCCAATCAAAGTCTATATTATAACCTACTGCCCTACGCTTGTCAAGCTTTTTCGATGGACAAGTTACTTCGATGCAAATATCTCTTCCCCAAGGATCACCTGCTATAATTGGAGCACCCTCTTGATCCATTTCCTCTACCCAATCAATATTTAAATCATCAGATGGAAATAGATCATATTCTGACTCGTCATCTAACCACATAATTGGTGCAGATAAATCGTCTCCAACTAAGTCTTGTCTGATTGTTAACCAACTATCTACTTTGCTCATATTCCATTAATCCTTTTATTTGATCTCTTGCTGATGCCCAATAGCTACTTTTCATGTCATCAGTTTGACCATATTGTTCTGCTTTAACCATGCTCATGCCATAATCATGCCATATCTTGCATATCTTGTCAATGTTTTTATCATCGGGTTTTACATTATAATGATTCCAACATTCTTTACCATCGGTAGTTTCTGTTTCTATCCATTCAGCAGGAAAACCTTCCGCAAAATACATCAAGTGATTATCCTTGGCGAACTTAAAAGCAAGAGATACAAAACTATCTTCTCTTTTATGTGACTCGTACAAATCTGCATCTTCATACCAAGACTCACGAACACTAATCTCAAATTGAAAAGTATCTTTGATTGCAACATATTCTTGCTCCCATTTTTGGCGATTATCGTCACCATGCTCTAGTATGTCAACGCTATGATTTTTACCATACCATTTCATATGTCTAGTGACAGGACTCGCATAGATAATCTTTTGAAACTCTTCAAGGAGTTCTTGATTAGACTTTGCAGTCATTTGCGTTCTTCTAAAACTTACTGATTTTCCTTCTCCGCTCATAATTTAAATATTAGCAAAAACTAAAACTGCCGTCAAGAAAAAAATAACAAAAAGCTCAACAACGAGATAATCATTATAAGTAACAAAGCTAACCAATCTTTCACTTGTCCAAGACCAAAGTCGTTTCATATTTTTTATTATTTACAAGGTGAAGGTAATCAACATAACGCATATTTAATGCTTTTGCCTGTGCCTTTAAATCGGGATTATCATAATCATCTGTTGGTAATGGACAATTATGTGGATCAAGCATAGGATAATTATGCAATGTTGGTAAAGGTTTCTCACTAGCACAACCTGCCAAAAATAAAACTGCAATTATTTTAATCTTCATATACAATTTTTCCATCTCCTTCTTTATTATAGTGAAATAAATATTGTGTTCTATCTGTATCTATTTGATGATGGGGATTATCTTTAGTTGGTGGATCAACTGCATAACAAGCGACATCCCAAGACCATTCGCTTGGATCATAATATATATAGTCACCATCATCAGTAAATTCTCCAACATCATCACCACAATAGATATTGTAATCTATGTAAGTGCCATCTTCTAGTTGGTAACTATTCCAATAGTCAAAATTATCTCCGTCAGTTTCGACTTCGGGATTAGCTTCAACTTTTTTGATATGAGTTAACGCTAAATCAATTATTTCTAACGCAACTTCTTTCGGTGCTTTCCAAGGTTTTTCTAATTCAATCATTATTTTATTTCTCCTTCTTCAATTATTGTTTTCATTGCCATTGTTCCGTCATCATAATCGGGTAAATTAACTTTGTCAACATCTTTTTTTCTAAAGTTTTTATATTCTTGCCACATCGCATCACAACGAGTTTTATGAAACTGACTCATGCCAATTAACATATTTAATAATTCATCTTCTGTATATTGATGGGGAGAATCACCAATTGCATAGATTATTGCATCTATATCAGATTGAATCTGACTCATGTTGCCCATTGCTTCTTCTAATTTATTCATGGTATTTGACTATATAGGTTTTAAAGTTTCTGTCAATCAAAATATCATTTATCATTGAAAAAATAACATTCCAACTTCCACCTGCGAGTCCACAAGAGATCATCCAAGGTAAACCCAAAGTTTTTTCTACCCCTTCATGCTTGGATTGCCATTCAATATGACCCGCGACTTTATTTAATGCAACATAAAATGCTTCATAATTAACTGATCTTTTGTCTCCAATCTTAGATTGCGTATACATATTATAAATGCCTTTATTTTGAGTGGCATCTGTTACCGAAAAACTATAATCCCCTAAAACATTAGCACCTTCGTACATTGCATAACAATCAGCTTCATAAGCTTTAGGGTAGCGATCTTTTATTGCCCTAGCAATTCCTGCACCCATAACATTATGAGTATTACAAGAGTGAGCAATAAAATCTATATCATTAGGGAAATCAAGAAGATTGCCATCTATTATTTGTACCATACCAACACCTTAGTAAATTATTAATCAAGAGTCAAGCATTAAATAACCCCTGCTATTTGTTTTTGTAAGAGTTTGATTGCTTTATCCTTTGCTTTAGTTTCGATTTCCCACTTAACAGGTTTATCGGGGTCAATAGAAATATGTGGTGGAAAATTACCTAGTGCAATATAATCTGCATGAGAACGAGGCTTTTCGGGTTTACCTTCTGACCAATGAAAGACAGGAGAAATAAAATGATTGTCTCCTTCTCCATTATTAACCCATGTATATGCACAACGCTCTGCTTGCCATTGAATAGATGATTCTTCTGATGGATTGCAGATATGATGCAAATTGTCAAAACAAACAGGAATATTTGCATTGAATGTTTCAAATAAATACTCACTAAATTTAATGCAATTATCTACATTGAAGAAACCTTTGTCTTCGTTCTCGATAGTTAGTCGATTGTAAACACCTTTGTCGCACATAGAAAGATTGCGAAAAAATCTAGTCGCAACTATTTCCAATGTTTCATCGCCTTTTGGAGAATAATTGATGTGAATATTCATTGGAGCAGTATGATCTTGGGGCAAGCCGATCATGTCAAGAACACTTGCTTGAAAATTTAATTCATTTATTGTGCGATCAACTGCCTCACGATTACAAGAAGCAAGAACATTGAATTGATCGGGGTGAGAACCAATTGATATATCAAACTTTTCAGCAATTAATCCAACAAATTTTAGTTCTTGTTCGATTCTAGTTTTGTGTGGCAAATCTTCAAGAGAAATTTCCAAAGTTTGATCGGTAAGGAGAGGAAAAAGAGCAGAACTAAGACGATAATGCCTAATATTTGAGGAATGACAATGATTGACAATATATTGAGTAACAATAACATTGTGCAAAATTCTTTCAGATAATTGATTGACTGCTTCATCTCTACCTTCTTGGTTACACAAGTCATTGAATCTTTTCCGAGTCATTGTCCGAAAAGAATATTTTACCTTGTCTTTATCTTTGAGTTCTTCGCTAATGCAAGTTAAGCCTAATGTTTGTGTCATACGAGAACCTTATACTAAAAAATAATATTTGTCAAGTCTTTTTTTGTGTATTGTAAACAAATGAATTTTATAATGGAATTATGGGATGCTTTGTTATGGTTGTCTATGCTTTCAGCAATTGTGGTTATATTTTATCCACATAAAGATGATTAGTCTGTATCTTCAGTAAATTTATATTCCACGAAATCTTCTAAATCACTTTCATCACAAAGCGGAGCAAATTTTATTTGATTAATATCAAGTATTTTTTCTTCATTAACTTCGGGCGGAAAGAAATAATTAAAATGTTTTTTAGCATCGGCAATCATTAATTGCAATGCTTCTAAAATATCTTGAGGATTTTCACCAACTATTTCGGGCTTTTCTGAATGGGCAGAAATCTCACCATCGTCATTATAAATGACTTCATAAAGACCATAAGATTCGGGACTATCTTTTATTATTCTGTAATTCCACATTTTTTTTATTCATTTAAATAAGTCAGTATATAATAATTAGTTTCTTTAATTTTATAACCAAGCGATTGATATAGATTATTTGCCACAACTCGACTTGGTCTTGATGTTAAATGGATGGTTGAGCATGACATTTTTTTCGCTAACTCATGAGCTTTTAGCATTAATTTTTTTCCAATTTGTTTTCCCCTAAAATCAGAGTCCACAACAACATCTTCTATTAACGCTTTTTTTTGTGTCAGCATATCCACACAAATTAAACTCAATATACCCACTAAATCAGAACCACAAAAAGCACCTAAAAGAATAGTATTTTTATTCGTGATTACATTATCAACTTTTTCAGAGGAAAGACTTTTAAAATTAGAACTTAATTGATTTAATAATTTATTGATTTTATTATTAATATCTAAGCTATTCTTTGTAATTTCTATAATGTTAATATTATTCATTTAAATAACCAATATTGTATTTCATTCATCATGTCTTGTATTCTAGCTTTTGTCATTACATCATGTCTTGGTTCACCATTCCAAGGTGGACGAGTATATAGTTTATATATAGCATCGTGTTTGTCAAGAGTAAAAAGTTCAGAACCTTCAATATGTTCAAATGAATCAAGCATATTTCCTTGCTTATCAAAACCTCTTGCGTACAAATCTTTTATTTGTTTTACGCTTTGTAAATTTAATCTTTGTAAACACCAATTTAATAAATCTAATCTTTTAAATAAAACAAACCCGAACTCCTGCTGAAACGCAATAATATCCGCTTTTCCCAAAAGCCAACCATCGTAACCTTTTGTGCCGATTAATTCTAAATAAATTAAATTAGGATTATTATCTTTAATAGCTTTGACATCAACTAAATTGACTTTTTTATTTTGGCTAATCACTTTGCAATCCCAATGTTCATATATGTCTTGTCTTCTTGTTGCTTTGATTACATTGCACCCCTTCTTTTTGCAAAGCGAAGCAAATAAATCTTCTGCACGATTTCCAATATTTTGTGAGTATTCTTTTCGTTTTTCTACTTGATTCATTTTTCGTCAAAAGGTCGTAACCAACCTTCACCAAGGTGAATTTGAGCAGTATCTTTTGGTCTTTCCGTTGATAAATTTAAATGCTTTACAATTTCATTTAATTGTTTTTTATTAATTCTTAATTTTTCATTATTTACCCAAATCACATGAGAACCTGTTATATTGAAAGGATGTGGCACAGGATTAATTTGTATATTATGTACTTCTCTAATATCAGGAATAAAATTAGGTGGAGCAGTTGGCGGTAAAAAATGTCTTGGTAAATCGGGTAATGGGGGATGAGGCAAATCAATTTCCTCTTCTATTTTATGAGAGTGACAACCAAGCGAAAGCAATAAAAATATCAACCATATATTTTTCATACCAAAATAATTTTATAATATTTTCTTTAATAATTCTATCTGTTTTTCAACATCTTCTAACTCTTCTTTAATTTGTTGAGTATAATCTTTTTCTTTATTGACTTGCTGAAGCAAACGAGTTGCTAATTCATTCAATTCTTCTGCGCATTTTAATAAAATTTTATTGTCTTTATTCATACCATTTCATCAAATAATTTCATAACTGATTTTAACCGAGAGCGAAGATCTTCTGTATATTCAATTAAGTCAAGCATTTTTTGATAAGTAATTTTTTTATCCTTATCTTTAGCGTGATACCAAAGGGTGTAGACTTGATGCCTGAGTTTATCTCTTTCGTTTTTATTCATAATGCTTTGCATAGTTCTAAGCCTCTGCCTGTGATTTTGCGTTTGCCATCAATCTCGACAAGACTTTTGTTAATAAGATAGAGTTCATGATCTCTTTGTAATGCAGTTTTGCTCAAGCCTAATTTGGCAGATAAACCTGTTAAGGTTGCAGAACCTACATCTTTAAGTATCTCAAGGATTTGTTTCTCTGTATTTGTGATACCATGTGGTAAGATGCCAATGCTATCGCATAATTCTCTGAAATTGTCAACACCAAAATGATTACTTTCCTTTGCCCCGCAATAAAGAGTAATTTCCTTTGCTCGTTTTACTGCACTACGAGCATTACCCCGAATTGTCGATGCGACTTCGGTCAAGCATTCATCTGTAAAATTAACTTCGAGAGCACAAAGCTTAACAATCTCTGCAAGTTCTTCTTCATTGTATGCTTCAAAATCAACATTGGTAAGACGATCCTTTAGTGGTGGAAAAATCTTATCAGTTTCAGTTGTTGCAAAAATAAATGTTTGTTGTTTGAAGTTGAACTCAAAAGTCATTTCGTTCCACTCAAAAGTTTTACGACTATTAGCCTCGGCATTGAAGATGGTCAAAAATGCCATCGTTAAATCTTTAGGAAGTGCGTGACACTCATCAAACAAAATCGTAATCTCATTATCAGCAATCAGAGGCAAAAAGATTTGCTCAAAAAATTGCTCATTGTTTTTGATTGTTGAACAATTAAGCTCAAGAAAAGCTCGTTTATCACCATCTTGATTATATAGATTTCTAGCAAATGATTTAGCGAACTCTGTTTTGCCCAAACCTTTAGCACCTGCCATCAATAAAAATGGAGCTTGAGAAGTTTTATGAAAAGCATCGAGATAAAAAGAAAGCTTCTTCTTAACTGATTCTTGACCAATAAGATCGGGGAAGTATTTTTGAGAATTATTCATAATTATAATTGTGTTAATGTATATTCAATTTTCTGTTCAACCTCTTTAACATAATCATTACTCGATGACTTGTCAAGAGTATTCTTTGACCCTTCTTGATAGCAAGATTTGCATTGTGATCTCTTGCCGAATTGTCTACGCTTGTCATTATTGAATTCATCCAAAGAAAGAAATTCATTGCATTTACTGCACTTTTTCTTGCCTTCGATTGTTCCTCTAATGATTTCAAACCATTCAGCACTAACAGAGACTAAAGCTTTCTTGCCTATATAGTCACCAAGTTCCTCATAGGTAATTTGGGTGAATTGAGAATTATTGTTTTTCATGATGGCACACTATATGAAATCGAAACACTTGTCAACGCAAAATTTCATTTATTTCTTTCCTTACAATTTTTACTTCCTCAATAAGAGTTGAGGTAGTATTTTTAAGCTCACGCAAGAGTTGGGGGCTAACATCTCTATGAATTGAAATTTCGATACCGCTTTCATGCAATGAAATTAAATCATCAATAGCTGTTATTTGCTTGCTGTATGCATTGATCATTGTATTGAAAGATTTATTTAACTTTTTTCGCATATAAGTTTTTTTTAATTGACTAGGATTTAAATGCTTTTCTCTAAATCTTCGATAATCTTCAATTACAGATCGGTGATCCTCTTCAAGTTCATAAAGAATCAAAGTGTGAAAATCATAAGTCTCCCAAGCTAATTCTAGCTCATCCATATTATAGAAACTTATAAAGGATATTCAGTTGGTTAACCCCACAATATTTGGCGAAATAAGCACAGAACTCAGCGACTTCGCTAGGTTTCCATGACTCTTTCTGTATAATATGCCCGATTTCTGCATATTTTCCGTTATTCCATAGATCAGTTAGTTGTATATATTCTGTATTCATAATATTTGTTTTCTATATATTTGTTATTGTTAAAGATCGCAGTCTGACATAGCTTTTCAAAAATGTCAACCCTTTTTTTTAGTGTATATCCAAATATGAGAGAGAGAATCATTAATTATTTGATCGTTAAGCACTTAGAGGATAAAGAATTTGACGCGCATCCTCACCAAAGAGTAAAAAGTGCATATATTTTGGCAAAAAAAGAATATAAAGAGCTTTCTGAAGCACAAAAAGAAGAAATAATAAAATACATTGGAGGTAAAGATGAAGGAATTAATAAAGAAAAACACTAGATTATCTTGGTTGTTATCTATTTGTTTGGTTGCGATTGTGAGTTTATCAATGATAGCTTGCATAAAAATTGATTTAAAAGAACTGAAAGATATTCCAAAAATGGAAAATGTCAATGCAAATAAAATATTTGCAAAAGATTTTGCTTACCATTTCACAACACAAAGAGGTTTCAATTCTGTACCAATGAGAGTACCGAAAGATATCAAGCTTCTTATTTGGGATAGTAAATATGATGAAGTCGATTATTATTTCTTTAGAGAATTTAATAATTGGTTCAATAAATTGTTATTTGAGAATGGTTTGTTATCATTGGGCGAAAATGGAGAAGCATTAGATTGCGAAAATTATGCGATGCTTTATAAATCCACAATGAGTATTGGCAATTTAAAAAATGGAAATAAAAATGAACTTGCAGTAGGAATCGCAGTAGTAAGACAGAATTTTGAATTTGGTAAAATTCCTGCAACGGGTGGACTTCACGCTGTTAATTTAGTATTAACAAATAACGGATGGTTTATTGTTGAGCCACAAACAAGAGAGTATATTTTATTGGAACATTATCCAAATCAAGCATCAATCCAATACATTATTTTTTGAAATGAAAAAAACCAAGTTAGAGGAATTTAAAGAAAATGCGCCCGAAATTCCAACCAATACTTGTCCATATATAGATTTTATACAAGAAATACTCAAGGAAATCGGGGATGAATCAGATTCAATATTTATAGAAAAGAAAATAGAACTTGCAGATTCAATGCTTGAATACATTAGAGAAGCAAACGATTCACTTAGAAAAGGTTCTATTTATTGGTATCAAAAATGTAACCAATCTATAAAATGATACAACACTATACATCGCGCCCTCTTCCTTATTATGCGGTATATTTGCAGGGAGGCGACTACATAGTTAATATCGAGGTAGATAAACAAGCGACTCAGCCTGACGAAGAGGCTGGATTTATAAAAAATATTTGGATCAAATACAAGGAATACGAATGGGAAATCAATCTTGAGCGCTTAGAGGTGCAATTCAAAAATGGTAGCGAGAAGTTTTTTTCACACCAAGATTGTTGGAACGAGCACGGAAAAAAGAAATGGTTTCCGTGCAAATACCAAATTGATTTGCCTGATATAATTTTTAAAATGGCTCACAGGCAAAGAGTGTTAAACATACATCCCAAAAAAGATTTTTTCAAAAACAATCCAAATATAAAAAACTATTACGGAGCAGTCATTTCAAAAGCGCAACTTCGTTATATTGAAAGCTTAAAAGAGATATTGATTTAATTTTGTGTAATATATTATTATGGCATGGTTTGAGCACGATTATTTAACAATATCAAATGGAGTAATTTCTAAGACATTACCTTGGTACAGCACTAGCAATTCTTGGTATGATGGTGATTATATCCTTTTTAAGCAAGATATAAATTCATATCAATCAAGATGGCATATATATGATTACGCACAAGAAGGTGTTATTTCGGTATCAACTACTACTTTTTATAAATACAGTCCTGTAGACCCTCTTAATTTTAGTTATACTAACTCTTGGACTGTTTCTGAGGCTAGTGCAGGAGCACAAGGCGATCCACACATTAAACCATTATTTGGAAAGGACTATACAATATGAGCTACGGACATTCAACACAATTCACAGTTAAAAAAAACGGAAGTACAGAAGATACTATCAATTGGAACCAAGTTAATAACAGATGGGAAGGAAGCTCCCACTTCCTATTATTAACAATAGTAGATGGCGGTAAACGATGGCAAATACAAGAATTTAATGGTCAAATGAATGGACCAATCCAAGCAGTCGGAAATACATTTACAAACGGCGAAACGAACAACAGTCCAGCAAATTCGACCTATACTAATGGATGGTCTGTAACTGAGGTTAGCGCAGGAGCACAAGGCGATCCACATATTAAACCATTATTTGGGAAAGATTATACTATCTAATTAACACCAAGTGAAAAAGTTATACAGAAACTTGATCGAAAAATTAATGCGCACAAAAATTTATAAATTTGCGCTTAAATATATAATTCCTTATATCAGGTTTTCAATGTATTATACAAGCTTGAGAGGTAAAAAATATCATATATTATATGAAAAACTTGAGGCGGGCGATGTTATTTTAACTATTGATAAAAAGAAGCTAACTTCACTATTAATTCCTGGCGCTTTTTCTCATGCGGCAATGTGTATTTCATTGGATAAAAAATGGGAAGTCAGCGAAATGACCCACAATGATTATACAAAAAGTACGTTTTTTGATATTTGCAAAGAAAGTGATCGAGTGGTGATTTTAAGACCACAATTAGATAAAGAACAAATAAACAAAGCAATAGAAAAATGCAAAAGTTTTGAGAAAGCTGAATACGATTCCGATTTTAGTCTCGGAGTTGAAGCGCTGTATTGTAGCGAATTAATATATGAGGCTTACGAAAATAACGCGCTTGAAGCAAATTTAGAAGATTTTGTTGGATTGGGACGACCTTATATTAGCCCAACAGGATTACTTTACTCAAAAAAATTAAAACTAATAATACATAGCGATAATATTTAAACTTTTTCTATTTTGCTTAATATCTTTTTTGAATTAATAATCAAGCGCCTATAATTTTGATTTAAAGTTTGTTCTCGCATATTCATAAGTGAGCAAATTTCTTTTCTAGGCAACCCTTTTAATACATGACAAAAAACTTGATTTTGTTGTGGGGGTAAATTATTTTTTAACATTTCTACCACATATTCTTCTGATATTGACTCCATCGATTCTTCAACTATTTCTTCAATCAAAGAGTCGAAATCTTCACGACAATCTTCTTTGTTTCTTTTGCGATTTGTAAAGTATTTTAAAATTTGAAATTTGCATATTCTAAAAGCCCATGCATGAAAACTTTTATTTGGATCATATTCATTTCTTTTTTGACATAGAATTAATAAAGTATCTTGCACTACATCTTGCGCATGATCATTATTAAAGATTCTTGAACAAGCAAAATTTAAAAGCGGGCGACCAATTAATTTAAGTTTTTCTGAATAACTATCTAGTTGATCTATGTGTTGTGAGAGATTCATTATTTAATATAATCTATTGAAACGTCTAAACTATTATTTGGATTTTTATTGATTAAAAGACTGATTATTTCATTGTCTTTTTGATACATTGCATTGTAAATTAAATTTATTATTTCGGATATATTTATTGATGCATAGAAATCTTGATTTATGTCTTCGTGCAGTTGAAAATCATTATTTACTTCGCCTAAAATATCCTTTAATTTGTTGATCATTTCCTCAATTTGATCATCTTCGTTTGAATCCCAATCTTTTCTAAATGCAATCATGGTAAAATAATCCTATCTATATCGTGTTCTAGTTCGTGGTTGTCCCAATAATTGTGATCATATTTGCTATATTTAACATCTGAAAATAATGTTAAAGACTTTCCGTCTTCGCTTACAATACCTACGGCATTGCCTTCAGGGACTCTTCCAGATCCGTCTGTATATTCGAAGCACTCATCGTAGTCATGTTCAGAGTAAATTATTTGAGAAGATTTTATTTTCATTTACCTTAAAGCTAACATTCCACTTTCATGAGCTGCCATAACACTATAATCTTTTCTAAATTGGCTTTTTTCAATTGAAGTTAATTGATTCCATGTTTTATTGACCGAACCATGTCTTCGCAAAATAAACCATGCTTCTTTGTATTCCGCTTGCGCAATCATCATTGAGTCATTATTTGGCAATAAACCATTCTCTTTTCTTGCCATGTAATTATTTTTATAGTATTCTTTGTCAGCGCTAGGAAGTTGAGACCATAATTTTCCACTTCTTTGCCCTGTAGAACTTTTTATCCAAGCTTTGGATAGCTCACTTTCCAAACGTTCATTTAAACGTTTTACTTCGGGATCGCCTTGATAATAATTAATGTATCTTTCCCTATAAAAACGCTTATCGTCATCGGATAGACTCCACCAATCTAATCCACTAATAATACCTGTCCGACTATTAGCCCAAGCTTCAGCTATTAAAGATTCTTTATTAAAACGGCTTGAAATTGAAAAGTCAGCACGCTTTTCTTGCCTCAAATGCTCTGTAACTTTACGGCGAGCCGTATACAAAAGATCATGCTCTATTCTTGATCTTACGCTATTTGAGTAATTGTAATGAGGGTTATTATCCTTTCTTGAAGAATATTTTATATGAATTGCATCATTTAAATATTGCATCCCTGGAGTTGTAAAGACATAGGGCTTCTCTTCATTTTCCGAATAATTTCCCCAGCAAAATGAGCAAGACAACAAAAGTAAAAGTATTTTATTTTTTATCATCAATCGAATCAATCAATTCTTGATAAGAATTATCAGAATCATCAAGCATTTTTAAAAGATCAACAAACAAAGAATAAGTTTCTTGAGAAATTTTTGATTCATTATCTAAGGACAGTTGAGAGATTGCCGCATGATAACCATCTGCGTAATCATAGAGACTTGTTCCATTGATCGAGCTAATTAATGCATGAGACTCGCCTTCTTTAAACCCTCGGTCATAGCCTCTAGTTTCTATTCTGTCTAACTCACGAGTTAAATCGTGCATTTGATCCATTTGCAATCGATATGAAAGTTCGCTTTTTTTATCTAAAATTTCAAGATCTTCAATGTAACTAATTTTTTGCATGCAAAAAAATGAAAGTAAGATAATTCCTGATAACCAAAATAATCGTTCTGTATTGTTCATAATGTGTATATTATATTTGTTGTGAAAAAAGGTATTGTTAAAACAAAAGTTACTGCTGATTTTATACTAAGTCTTTACGATAAAGCAAAAAAAATGAAAAGTCAAGAGAAAAAGTTAAAGATGATGAAAGAAATTAAAAAACTGAGTCAGCATCTCGGCGAATATATCATTAAGCCGATTGATTAAGTACCGCGCTTTCATCTTCCCATTGCCTAGAATAAGGATTATACTTTTCCACCGAAATCGTTTGCATGGTTAAATTATGCTTTTTAATCATTGCGTTATGGAAGTCTAATGCGCTTTGAGCATCGGGGGCATTGTAATAATGGTAATTATCTAATTCCGCATGACCTGCGCCAGCATTATATTTAATCCGATATTCAAATAATTTTGGCTCGTCAACTCTCTTCGTCTTCTTCATATTTAAATTGATGATAAATATTATCAAATAAACAAAGATCAACTAAATTATTATGAGTCCAATCAACTCCAACAGGCTCACCTTCGGGAACTTGTTCGTGAGAGTTTTCATAAAAGAACTCGGCGTGGTCACTAGCTAATACTATTTCTAACTGATGCATAATTATTTATTGTTAAGGATTTTACGGCAAACTTGAAAGATTTCTCGAATTGCATTACAGTACTTTATTCTGCAGTCTACAAAAAATTCATCTTGTTCTTTAGAAAAGACTCCTCTTCCGCCTTTTGGGAACTCTTCAAGACCATGCGCTTCTACTTGATTTTTTAAGTAGTTCTTTAAGCCATGATGATAAAGATTACTTCGGGCTACCCCGCCTTTCCTGTGAAAAGGAGACATGGGTATCACATATTTTTTAATAAATTTCCAACCTGACAACTCGCCTGTGCCTTTGCGTAACCTTGGCTTGCCGTTGTAATCAATTAAAGTTGCAACAATACTATAAAACTGCGTCATCTTAATCTTGTTTAAGTTGATTTTGCCTGTCTTTTTGTACTGACTTTCTTCACCCAATCCAAAAGCCTGTTGCGCTTCGGGCGAAAGCTGGGATGCAATTTGATCAATATTTTCTTCAATCCATTTCTTGCAACCATCATCTTCGTAAGCATATGGTTTTGGTTCACTAGCTCTAGCAAAGTTAAGATGAATATTTAAATCATTCTTAAATTCATAGCCTTCTTGTCGCAAGCCATCCTCGGCAAAAGTTTCTTTCGGGCGACTCAAAGATATTTCCATGTGATCAATCAATAATTCATATATTGCCTTTGGATCATTTTCGTCTGACTTTGGAAATTCTTCTTCTGATAAATTATATTTAGTCCGATAATATTGTTGCGCGCGAAATGTGCTTTGTTGAGGAAAAAATCTCATCTCAATTCCATTATTTGCGCAGTTATCGTAAAACTGAAGGAGCTGTTCTGCGGGAAAAGGTTGAGATTTAGAAAGTCCTTTTCGAGCAGTGCCTAAGTGAGCTTCCTCACTTACCACCTTTGTACCTGATGGTAACTCAAGAATCTTATCTAACAACTCAGAGTGAGAATAGATATGAATCTGTCCGTCTTTATAAAGAGTGGATGTATTTTTTCCACAATCAACTATAACCATATTATTATTCATGATGTTCGATATTACTGTATTATATTATATTTGTCAAGTAAAAAATAGTGGATGATATAGAGAAATCATACTTAAATGATTGAATGCTAGAATCCACTATATAAAATTTAGCTATGGATGATAAAGAGAAATCATCCTTAAATGATTGAATATGAGAATCCATAGCTTTAAGCTTAAAAGAGAACAATGGATGATAGCTAGAAATCAGAATGAACTGATTGAACAAGAGAATCCATTGTATAAAAATTTTCATTCAAATATTTTCATTTGATCGGGATGATCAACATGTTCAGGCTCTATCACATCCTCGACTATTTTGTCAACACTTTTTTTGGTGCGTAACCAATTTCTTTGCGCCATGCGTACAACAAAGCGCATAAATGCAAAAGCATAAACTTTATTTAATTCAATCGACTCTCCGTCTTTACCTGTGACAAGAAAAGTCTTTTTTTCTTCGTCATACTCAAAAGTCGCGTTTTTTAATTCTTTCTTAATAATCATTTAACTGCACTATAGCAGAAAAACAATCGAAAGTCAAGAATTATTTTAAAGTTTTCGAAGAAACAACGAAAAATGGATTGAGTAAATTTTCTTTATTGTATTGTAAAGGCGCGCCATCTTCTGCAACATAAACAATTGCCCCACTTTCTTCCGCGATTATTTGTGGAGCGCAAGTATCCCATTCCATTGTCGGACCAAATCGAGGATAAATATGAGCTTTTCCTTCTGCAACAAGACAGAACTTTAAAGAGCTTCCAATATTTAAAGTCTCAACTTCATGATCTTTCTTTAAATCATTAATAAAATCTTCAGTTTCTTTATTTAAATGAGATTTACTTGCGACCACTTTGATTGGATCGCCCTGCAAATTGCGAGAATAAATAGCATATATTGGCTCACCATTCTTAAATGCGCCCCGATCTTGTATGGCGAAGTATTGATCTTTCTTCTTTGGACAGGCTACATACCCAAATACAGGCTGAGAACCCTTGCACAAAGCTATATTGATGCAAAAATCATCTCCACCCTTTACAAATTCTTTTGTGCCGTCTATGGGGTCAATAAGCCAATAATACTCCCATTTGGCGCGCTCTCCATATTCGATTTCTTTATCTTCTTCTGAAATAATATTTGTTATTTCTGTATTTGCAAATAAAAATTCTCTTATTCTTTTATTAGAATGAAGATCAGCTTCTGTTAATGGGCTTTTATCATCTTTTTGTAAAGTCTCAAATCCGCGCTTCTGTATTTCAACAACCTCTTCGGAAAGTTCGGCGCCGAAAGCTAATAATTTTTCAATAAATTCTTTAGTTATTTTCATTTTCTATATCTGCAATTCTTTTTCTTAATCCACTACTTGAGAAATCGTGACTTCGACCATTATAGTATATTTCTATATTATTGTCAATACAAAGTTGTTTGCATGAAAAATCAACATCTTTATAATCTGCGCCGATTATTCTTACATTAATTGGATAAGTTAATAAAATATCAGCCAAATCTTTTTCTAAATTATAAGGAACAATTTCATCGACATATTTAACCGCCGATAATTGCAGGTATCTTTCCACAAGACTTTGAATAGGGCTATTTTTATTCGGGCGTTCAATTTTTGGGTCAACATGCAAACCGCAAATTAAATAATCACATTGATCTTTTGCTTCACGAAGCATTGCAATATGACCAGCATGTAATAAATCAAATGTAGAAAATGTTATTCCTGTTTTCATTGTAATATTATATTATATAATAAAAATTTAAGGTTTTTTAGCTCTTTCTTTTAAATATTCTGGCCAAAAAAACATAAATGCTTCGTCATCTTCATTTTTTAATGCAATCTCCAATTCTTTTTGGTAAATTTTTGCCCAATCTTTTTTTTCGGATTGCTTTTTTTTGCTTGCGCAACTACTGCACAATATTAAAATTAATAGCAATAAAATTCCTCTCACATAGAGAGATACACTTTATTTCTTAAATTTATTGTCAATCCAGACTTTATAGGTATACAATCCCATTAAAATAATGGTAAATGCAATACCATCCGACCAGCTTAAATCCCAAAGCTCTTTTAGTCCGTCCATTTGTATTTTTCCCAAACACAAAAAGTATATAGTATACTTAATAATATTATTGTAGTCATTTTATGATGCTTTCTTTTATAATTTTATGTGCAAAATCTTTATCATGCCAGTCAAATACTTTTACTCGATCACCACTCATGGATAAATCTTTATAATGTGCAAAGAAATTTTTTGAAATTTCTAAAAAAGAATCCTCTATATCCTTTAAATTAAAATATTTACGAGTATAAAAATTAGGAACAGCAATAATCTTATAATCTTTTGCGCCCTCATCTTCCATATCAAGAACCCCTAGAACTTTAGCTTCCACAACTGTAGCCCGCTTTATTGGTTCAGGGCTAATAACCATAATATCTAAAGGATCTCCATCGTCACACAAAGTGTTTGGAACAAAACCGTAACTTGCGGGATAAACCATAGCAGAATTGAGGCATCGATCATACATGAATACCCCCAAATCTCCGTCATATTCGTATTTGTTTTTTGAACCCTCTTCAATCTCAATGACTGCGTTAACGATACGAGGGCTTTTTTCATGTGTTGGTAGATTATATAAATTCATTTAATGCCAGTTAGTTCTGAAGATGATCGAATTTTATTCCCTAGACCATCAACGACTTTCGTGCCATTATCTTTGCATATTTTAAATTCTGGAATTTCTGAATTACTTCTATCTCCGCCGTTAGCAAAAATATCAGGCTTTATTAAGTCAAGTGTTTTGCAGACAGTTTTGTCTTCATCAATTGACATTATTGCTTCATCCACTCCTTTGATTTGCGAAACTATTTCAAGACGATCATCCTCACACATAAAAGATTTACCTTTTTTAAGTGCAGCTTGTTTATCATTATTAACAATAACAATTAAATAATCGCCAAGTTCGCGCGCTAATCTTATATATTCTAAATGCCCAATATGAATTGGATCAAAATAACCACTAATTGCTACTTTTTCCATCATTAAAATCCCATTGAGGTTTCCATAAGTTTATCGTCTTACCTTCTTTTTCGCGATCATAGTCATCTTCTATGCGTACAATATCATCTTCTCCAAAATATGTACCTGTTTGAACTTCTATTAAAATCATATCAACAGGCTCTTCATTTGCCATTCTGTGTTTGGCGCCAAGAGGAATTAAAACAGTTTCTCCTGCATGATAATGCTTGGTTTGTCCATTAATTGTAATAGTGGCTATACCTGACACAACTGTCCACGCTTCCTGTCTCTTATGATGGTATTGATAGCTTAATCTTTGCCCAGGCTTTACAAATATACGTTTAACTTTACAATATCCTTCGTCTAGGAGTATTTCATAATGACCCCAAGGTCTGACTGATTCATCTTCCATTTTAATTATTAGATTTTATTTGATAAATTATATGAGCTAAAGTTAATGCATCATCAATATTTACAGCTTTATATATTTCCATATCTATTATATATTCACAATCCATAGAATCTAAAGCAAAAATTTCATCTTTTTTTTCATCAAATAAACAAACATCAATTTCTTCATTAATGTGAGTAATATAAATTTTATTATTAGTAAGTTCTTTTTCAGGCAAATTCCTTAAAGACATAAATAAAGCATGAAATTCAATATCTTGATCCATGATATCAGATCGAAGCATATTTTTTGGCTTTAAAAAATTCTTATATATTAAATTAAAAACTTCTTTGTAAGAAATTTCTTTTAATAATTCCCTTAAAGTCATAGTGGACCTCTATATATAGGACGATCTGTACGACTAGACTTCTGCATCTCAAAGTATGAGATATAACGAATCTGATGGTTGATTAATTCTTGCTGTTTGGCGATAGCTTCGTCTTGAATAATGATTGTTTCTCGCGCATATTCGAGCTTTTGATGTTGATTATAAGCAGTTATAGCTAATAAAGCTATACCAATTAACATTGCAACTTCACCAAATGAGAACTTCACATAAATATGTACACTATTTTTTGTATTTTGGGTCTAATGTATATAAACCACAAAACATTGAGCAAACAAAAGGGAACAAAGAAAACCAAGAACCAGAAACAGCAAGCTTAACTGAAATGCAAAGATTTAAAACACAGCAAAATAATAATATTCTACCATCATTATTTAATTTGCGCCAAGGTCTCATTTTTGAGTAATTGGATTTAATTCGCCTCTTGATACAAGAATAGACCGCAAGCCCCTAACGGAATTAATTGGAACATTCAATTCTTTCGCAATATCTCTTCTGCGCTGTCCCCGCCTTAATCTTTTGATAATATCTTTTTTTTGAGCAGGCAATAATTTATCTGCCCTTAATAATGTATGCAAATTGCGACGTGTTAAACACGACAATAATTGGCGGAATTTAAATTTATCATTAAATAAAACACTATTAATTTCTTTTACATCATATTTTTTCGGGTTTTTCTGAACAAAATCAATTAATTTTAACTTGTCTTCTTTTGTAAAGGTATCATCTTTAACTGCAAAGACTTTTTTTATTGAATTCATTCCCTTGGAAATTTTTGAACCATCTTCGCACAAAACATCTTGAACATTAAAGCGGGATTGAGCTTTTTGTCTGATGATTTTTACTCTTTGCTGAATGGCTTGGTGTGTGACTCCCATTCTTTCTCCAATTTGATCTTGCGTTAATCCCTGAGAGAGATAGGTCATGATTTCTGTTTCTTTGTCATCAAAAAGATCAGAATATTTCTGCAATACATGAACAAAATTATTGATACCATTATTTTTATCGAAAGAATGAAATTTTGCAGGATCATTCTCAACATTAACATCTTTTGATTCAACGGCTAAATCATAAGAAGTTTTAAAACCATCTTCATCATCATAATAAACATAATCTTCGCGTTTTCTAACATAACAACTATTCATCATGTATGAATGAGTCCATGAAATTAAATTCCTAGAATAAACAAATGCGCTTCTTTTGAAATTTTGCTGATGAAAGCCATCATTTTTAATCATGTATTCGATAAGACCTGTTCTCTTCTTTAATAAAGAGATATTTATTTCACTAATCACTTCTTCGCTCGAAAGTTTGTGGTAGCTTTTTCTATACTTGCCTACGATTTTTATAATATCCGTTTGAAAATCTTGAAGCCATAAATTAAATTGATTAATTTGTTCTTCAGTTGGCTCGAATTGTGGTCGCTCTTTTCCACCATGAAGTTTTTTATAATTCTCTCGCCTGATGGCTTCAGACATTTTTTCTTCTTTTGTTTTAGGTTGCCCTAAAACAGTGAAATGCTCGTATCGAGTGGGATCAATTACTTTATTTTGTACTCTCATTTTTTTCTGCTATACGGAAATTCTTCAGACCAATTTACATACTTTTTAGTATTTTTAAGCCAATTTTTGAATGTTGACAAAGGAATACCCATTTGTTTTGCGACTTCAGTACGACTGTTGCCATATTTAATAAATCCTTCTCGTATTTTGGGAATTAAACTCACACGATAATCTTCCGATTTCTTTTTAAGAGTTGAAACTCTATTTTTTGTAGCCAAAGCTTTCATATCATCATCAAAATCAAAAGGTTTAAAGCCATTTTTCATCATTTCACCCATGACTTCTTTTTGCTTTGCTGATCTTTGCTCTTTTGATACTCTAGGGATAGCTGGTTTTGGCGCTGGATAATATTCAGTCCACCAATCCAAAGTATTGACTGTTTTCATGAGCTTATAAAGCTTGTGTCTGCTGATTCCCAAATCTTTTGCAACATGACAACGATTATTGTTGTTTTTAATAAATGATGATATTAATTGACCTTTAATTTTTTTCAATTCTATATCATCGATTTTTACCCATTTATCACCTACCCATTTCTTGCCCTGTCTTTGATCTAATGGCAAGTGGGTTCCCTTGCGATGTTTTTTAGACCAATTATCAGCGCCTTTTTTAAACCCAATGGTTTTTAAGTGTTCGTGATTTGTTTTATTGAAGCGATTAGAATAACCTTCGGGTCTTGGCGTCTCTTGTTTAAATAAGAAATTATTAACATTAGGAAAAGATGCATCATGAACCATCAACCAGCCTTCAGTGTCAAGTTTTGAGCATATTTTGGTATTCTGATAATCTTTATGTAATAAAAACCCTTGAATAGCTTTTAATTTTACAGAACTATCATCTTCTTTTGTTTTCTCTGATAAAATATCCTTCGCCGAAGCAAAAGACCGAGCTTTAATAAAAGTAAAGAAATCTTTCTCTGAAGAGTCTGAATAACGTTCTGTGAAATATATTATCCAAGGCTGAACAGTGGAGAATACCTTTTTACGGGCTTTGAATTGAGTGTTTTTCTTTTTTCTTCCAGCTTTCATGGTATACAGTATACCATAAAATAATTAAAAGTCAAGCTATTTCCACTTACAGTAATTCGGATTTTCCGCTCTTTTTCGGCGCATATATTCTCTTTTTTGTTCGCGCCGCTTTTCCGCGTTTTCCTCGTCGTATTTCTTTTGCGCCTTTTTTTGGGCGGCTTTACCTTTTTCTGATTGTATGTATTTTTTTTGTCTGCTCATGTATATAGTCCACTATAAGCCAAATTCTGTTTTTATTTTTTTTTGCGCTTCCAGTTTATTGAATCATAATTATCCTTAAATTTTTTAGAAAAATTATTTCTAGGGCTGTCACCTTTGCCGTTGCCTGACTTTTTAATGTTGCAAGCGCCAGATTTACAGGAAGTCTTCTTCATCATCTACATCTTCAATTTCAGCTTCAAAACCACCACCTGAGTAAGTAAGTTCAATAATTTTTTCTTGCAGTGCTCCCATTATAGTGAAAGCATTAATATCAAACTCAGAAAGATAACGATTGATTAAATTTTCTAGATCAAATCTAAAAGCATCAGTCTGCTCGTCGAAATCAGATGGGCTGTTGTTAAAATTTTCGTCCATATAATATAATAGTCGCTTAAATCATTTTTTAAACAAAAAAAGCCCCCTATTGCTAGGGGGCTAGACATGAATAACAGTAAATAAATTACTTTCCTTTGGATTGACCAAGAAGACCAACCAAAAGTAGAAGAGTAATTACTCCAGCAAGGCTAGCGCCTTTACCAACAAAACCATTCACGATGTCTTGAAGGTTACCGATAACATCAATCGATGCGGAGCTTCCGAATACTACTTGTGAGATCACAAGAAGACCGATTATAGACAATAATACGCCAGTGATTCCAGCAGCATATTCTTTTATAGTATCTAATGTATTTTTCATAATATATATTAGTATAGGGGGGTTAATTAGAAATTAGTTGATACAGAAAGGCCAAATACCCATTCTGAGTCAATGAGATCAGAGTCAACGCGATCTGCGGAAATTGCAACAGAAGCATTTTCAGCCAAATCACGAGAGACTTTAGCACCGATAACATAATAATCAGTATCAAGCGCTTCAGTCAAATCAGTATTTCCAGCAGAAGCATGAACGCAAAGGTCAGCAACTTCAAGCTCAAACTGATGATTGACACTAACTTCAAATGTATATAAATCATCGTCAAAAGAACGATATACATTCACAGAAGGAGAAAGCAAGGTGTCAAAACCAAGACCAATCTTGGCTTCAAACAAAGCTTCTCCAGCGACATCTTCAAAATGATTAAGTCCACCATAAACGGACAATAAATCATTAAGAGACTTACCTGCACCGAGCGTTAATTGATACGAATCAGCACCGTTTCCGACAGCTTGATTTGCAAAAGCTCCTGCAGACACATTCAGTCCTCCGAGTTCCGTTTCTGCACCAAATGATGCTTGGACGGCTTCTTCAGACTTTAAAGCTCCACGATAAAAATAATCGGAAGCATATCCCAGCCCAGCATTGTAGCTCTGAGCCGAAGCGACGTTAATAATAAACCCTAGAAGGGCTGTAACAACTATCTTTGTACTATTCATAATAGGTAGGATTAATAAAAATTATAGTGAATGATTAGGAGAAATCATACTTAAATGATTGAATGCTAGAATCCACTATTTTAAAATTCATTTTATTCTAATTTCTTTCCAATTAACTAATTTAGCTTTAACGAGATCTCGAATATGTCTTTGTTTTTGATTTAATTGACTCTTGCCGCTTTTAACTTCGATGAATGTGATTTCGTCGTCGCCGAATGAAATGTAATCTATGGGTTTTCCGAGGAAGCTACAGTTTTCTGGTTCGAATTCGAATTGATCCAAAAAGGGAGCTAGAGTTTCTGCAATGTGACCCAATCTAACTTCGCTACTTTTCTTCTGCGAGACTACTTTTTTGCGGGCTTCAGTTTCTTGATCTAATTTTGTTTGTAATTCTGCGAGTTTATCAGTTAAATGTTTTTCGCGGGTGTCTAATTCTAATTTTCTTTGCGATAAAAATTTTTGTTCTTTTTCAAAAGTTATTCTTAAATTATTAAAAGTTTCTTCTCTTGATTTAAACTCGTTTTCTTTTTGCGTTAATTGATTTTTTAGAATGTGGTTTTCGTTATTTAAAGATTGGGTCGAGACTAATTGATTTCTTAATTGTTCGTTTTGTTGACTTAAGGAATGCGCGTATTGTGCGTGGTTTCTTAGTTGTTCGTTTTGTTTGCTTAAAGCATCTGCGTATTGTGCTTGACCTTTTAAATATTGATTTTCTTTTTCTAAAGAATCGGCGTTATTGTTTTTTTGTTTTAAACGATAAATTATGTAACTTAAGTATAGTATACACCCTAATAGGGTAAATTCTAGTAAAAAATTCAAAATGATTTTGTAGATTAAATACAGCCCGAATTAAAAAAGAAGTTTCCTGAACCTCCTAAGTATCCAGAGTTATAAGATTCATAACTAATAGTACCAAAATCACCACTGACTGAACCAGTCAAAGTTCCTGTATAAAAATCGTAATATCCGCCATCTAATCCAGTTTTTGAAGCAACATATCCAAGCCCTGTATAAGAAAAGTTCCCTGTCTGACCGCTGTTATGAAATGCAATAGGATGATCGCTAGGTATGTTTATAAAAGTATAAACACCAGTATTGACACCAAAAGGAGATTGACCGCTGGAACTAAAAAGATCAAGGCGTGAACCTGGCCAAGTCGTAACATTGCCAAAAACATAAAGGCCGCTAATTACTTGAACTGTAGTAGGTAAATCCTCAAAGTTTCTATTCAAGCAAACAGGGGCAGGGGTAGTAGTAGGAGCAATTGTAGTAGTTGTAGTAATGGGGCTATCAGGACTTCCAGTGTCAGGATACGTACCACTTTGCCAAGGATTAAGACCAGTAAAGCCAGGAGCTGGCGTGGTAGTTGATACTCCATCTGAAATAGAAAAATCAACATAATAAGACATTCGGATGTTTTCATCAACACTTTGATGTTCAAAACATGAATCCTGCATAGAATCAAACGAAATATCTAGGTCATTAACATCATTAAATTTAGCAACTTGAGTGACAGTAGAATACACAGCATGAGATCCATGATCTTTTGGTCCAGCACCTGCTGTATACGCAGAATAAGAAATTATTCCAGTAACCCTTCCCCCAGCACCAGAAGATAATCCAAGATTTGATACATAATTGTCAAAAGAAGTAGGGTCAGAAGGAACCGAGGAGAGCTGTTCATGCATCAAGCCACTAATTTGAGTGCGAGCTCCACTAATTGCTTCTTCTGTTGGCTCATGATATCCACTGTATTTATTATATACAACGTAACCCATAGAAAGGGTGCTTTGTACCATATATGTTCGTTCATCTGGTTGACGATAAGCAAAAGGACTATCTCCCCATGGAGGTGGAATCCCAACTCCGTAAGGAGTAGCGCGAGTGCCACCGACTAACACCTCAAATGTCCAACTTGTGGGGTTGATTAATTCTCTATAATTGCCAGCACTATCCGTGTAAGCAGACACTGGAGTATACCGATATTCCATGAGCTGTTGAAAAGTGTTATAATCTTCAGTTTCTATCCAGCGGTAAGTAAGCTTACCGCGATCTTTATTTGGAAGCGAAAAAGTCATGTTTGTCTGAGGGAGACCAGCATATTCTGCCTGAGAAAATAGCCCTCGACCAGAAGCTACCAGTGTAGTTGGCCCATCTACATAATCACCTTCGCCTGGGTTGCTCCCTGTTTTCCAAACCCAAGATCTTTCGTATACGAAATTCATATTCTGGCTTTCGGCGCCTGTAACAGGATCACTCAAGAGTGATACACTATCAAAACTGCTCCTAGGATGATCTGGTATATTAGTGGTCCGCTCCCCACTTACTACAACTCCATGACTAAGATAAGGATTAGTTTCGTCTAGGCTAGAGATATCTGTTTCTAGAACAGAAATATTCCAATCAGGATTGTTCTCAAAAATACTAGATTTGCTAGAATTAGATGTCCATTTACCAATATCAATAGAGTTTAAAGGGCTAGGAACTGTAACATCACCACCAACAACAACCGTTGCTCCTTCAGCGCCGATACCATCACTCTCTGCAAGAAAAACATCTTGCCTACTAGGATTTTTTTTAGTGGCTATCCTCACAGGAACTTGCAAGGAATCAAATGAGGGATAAGGTTGAAAATCAAGCTTTTTTAGCGCTATTCCATTAACTGTTATATAATTAGAAGCAGAATTGCAACTCGAAGGATTTGCTGATGATCTAAAACCAACATGCGAATCTGATTTGGAATAATCAACCATTATTATTCAAGTCTATACCATTGCTTTCGCAATACGCAACTGAGTATCCAGCTCTAAAACTAAATCTATCAATATACATAACAAAAGGTATAATAATATACACTAATGGTTGAGAAAATTCTAGTAAAATAAATAGCACTGCAAAGATCGCAATGTAAGGGCAAAATTTATTAAGCATGTAATTAAGCATTTGTGTGTTCATGATATCATAGTTTTGTGATTGATACGATTCGATCATGCCGAAAAGAGCGCATGGATTGTCTGCCATAGCAAAAGGCTCGGAAGCCAACATTGTCACGATTCTCTTGTTTGTTGCCAAAAGAATTAAAAAGATCAGGCTTGTTTATAACATAGCTTTTAATTTTATTTTCTTCAGTTTTATATACAACCAAGTATTTTGGTGAGAATTTATTTAATAACCAACGATATATATTATTCATAATTAATTTCCTGTACTACCGAAACCACCATTTCCACGATCAGTTTCGTTTAATTGTTCTACTTCTTTAATTTCTACCCAAGGTAATTCGATAATTACCAATTGACCAATTTTATCTCCAACTTTATATTCTGTTTCTCCTAAAGCTGGAATACTCATTCTTAATTTAATTTCCCCTCTGTATCCAGAATCAATAACACCAACCGAATTTCTCAAGAAATGATCAGTCTTAGAGATACTAGAACGAGGAAACACTAATCCAACATGTCCCTCAGGGATTTCCATAGCCAAACCTGTTCCGTATTCATAATACTTCGAGCTTTTGACTAAAGAAACACACGTTAAGTCCATACCTGCATCACCCTTCTTTGCATAATCGGGCAACACAGATTTGCTATCTAACTTTTTAACTTTAAGAATCATATTTTTCTACAAGAATACCAAATTCTGACAAAAAGTCAAGACTTTTTTTATCTCTGTAGAAATTTTTATATACAACGCGAGTTATTCCTGATTGAGCTATTAGTTTTGCGCACTCCATACATGGAGAAATTGTAATGTACATCGTTGAACCTTCGCTAGATTGAGATGAGCGCGCGACTTTCGTTAAACAATTACTTTCTGCATGAAGAACTTCGGGCTTAGTAATTAATGCAGACTCATCCATTTCATCTAATCTAATTTCGCATTCATTATCAAATCCAGCTGGAGTTCCATTCCATCCCATACTGATAATGTTATTATCTTTAACTAAGATTGCGCCGACTTTGGCGCGCACAGCATGACTCATTAAAGATATTCTTTCGCAAATATCAAGATACATAAGATCATACCTTGACTGTTTGGAATTATTCACTAGTCTTAGGCTTTTCCCATATATAATGCTTACAATTCTTAATCGCTTCTGAAATCTTTACATGACAAATGGCTTCTTTTGTGCCTTTTCTCCTGAAAAGTCTATTAGCCGCTGACCAACTGTCCCCAACGAATGGCAAGTCCCAGCGCGCTATATTGTTAGATTGAATCCAATTTCTGAAATCATTCTTTTTAATTAAAACAAAATCATTTTTTCTTTCATACACGATAAAGGTGCATTGTTTATAAAGCCATCCTTCGTTACCATGTTTATCTTTTAATTCAACCCATCCCCAAACATGCTTACGCTTTTTACTTCTCTTGACTAGAGTTTTTTTAATCGCTAAAGCAAAGACTAAAGACTTATCAGATTCATCCCAGATAACTAAATCAATATCTTCTTCTTTTTCTGCATGCGTGGGCTTTCTATGTTTAAAATTATTTTCTTTTAAGCAATCTAAGAATAATAAAAAAGAGTTTTTACCTTGTGTCGCCATTACTGTTTATGGTACAAGATTTATCGAACTCGATTAGGAGATTTTGTCTTCGTTATAGAAACTTTATTAACTTGACTAGGATCCCACTCTTTTAAAACAGCTCTGAGCTTATCAGCCCTAAGTTCTGCATCGCTTAAGTTCTTATAGTTCTTATCTTCAATGCGGCGTTTATTTCGAGTAACAACAAAAAATGTTGGTGACGATTCTTTATTAGTCATATTATTTATTATATACTTTAACTAAACTTTCTTCTAGTAATTGTTGTGAAATACTTTTATATCCAATCCAAGGTTTTGCATTAGCTTTATCATTATATAAATCTCTTGCATAAATATATTTTATATCCCCCAAAATCCTGCCATACTTTCCTTTCTTATCAAGGAATGTTTCAATCAATAATCCCTCTGGCTGTTTAGATCCATAAATTAATAATTCTTGTAATCTTTTTTTAGCATCTAAACCTCTTTGTTTTTCTTTAGCCCTTTCCTCTTTGTCTTTTATAGATTTTTGCAAACGAATTTCGGGCGCATCAATTCCAGCTAATCTAATTCTTTCTTTTAAAGAAATACCAAAGCCTAAATCAATAACCCCATCAACTGTATCACCATCAATAACTTTGGTGAAAGAAAAACTATATTGATACATTAACGTTTATAAAGGGCGTTAAAAATAGATTTTGATTTTTCGCGAAGCAAAGCTTTTTCACGAGCAGCTTTTTCTCTAGCTTCTTCCTCTTCCTTTTCTTTTTCCAAGAGTTCTAGTTCAGCCGCAGTCTTTTGATTCATCAGAGCCTCACGCTCAGCTTGCTCTTTTCTCCTGCGCTCTTCTTCTGCAAGCTCTTCTGCGCGCTTGCGCTCTTCATCTGCTTGTTCTTGTTCTGGAGTGCCTTTAGCGACAATCAGAAATAAAATTCTTTGTTCAGGGTCCGCATTGACCAGACCTTCTGAATAATCCACAAGGTCAAGCCATTGTTTTTTATCAACAGCTACATAATATTCACTCTCTTTGACTTCATCAGGGAGCGAACTGTCTGTAATCAATGCGTACTCTAAACTCATTTGCTTAAAGAATTATTGTAGTACTTCAGGCAAAGAATCGTCAGCAACAGCTTCTTGAGAGGCTGCAGCTGGGACATCAAGAATATCGTCAGACTGCTGCTCGGGCCTACTTTCTTGATAGACAATAAAGTCAGGAGCCTTTTCGTTCTTAGCTTTACCTTTATTGGTAAATACAACAACCCTAACTTCCTGCTCGGTGCCAAATTCACCAAACTTTAAAACACCTGAAAGGTATTTTTGGGTTTTACCCTCTCGGCGCCAAAGAGCACCAAGCTCGCGTTTCTTCCAATCGCTTTGTTGCGATGTAACAGTATCAGTATTATCACTCATAATTATTTATTTATCATTATCGTATGTTTTTGCCAATTTGTCAAGAAAAATTCTTCTTGCACCACTACTTAATTGTTTATATTGCTTCTTGAGTCTTCTAAATAAACGCTTTTGAGAAGGATCATCTTCAGAATACCCAATGATTTTTTTTAATTCTTTTGCTATTTTATTATTCAAAACGTGTATATTTTTATAGTGAATGTTATATTTGAAGCTTATCTTTGTGAGCCACCAAGTTCTATATACTGCTTTAGGGATGTTACATTATATACTTCGTGCTTCATAAAAAAAAGTGTCTTATTAGAATGTGAAAAGGAAGATAAAGATCTATATTATAAATGGTTAAAAAATTATGGTGCTTATGATTTCGTGGATGACATTGTATCAATCAATAGAGAAATAGGATACAGAGTTGGTAGAAAGAAAGCAAATCTTAAAGTTGAAAGAATAACAGAACATAATTTAAACTATATTATAAATAATCTCAACATTTTAAACCAATAAATGATCATCTATACAATCTTGTAACATATCTATGTGTTCACCAATGATTGGATTGCCATATCTATCTTTAATAATGTGAAAGAAGTGTTTCTCTACAACAATAATCTTAGATGATAAAGCCATTACTTCCGCGCCAAACTTTTCGAGGATAGACTGTCGAAGCCCTTCTCGTATATCAGATTCGGACTGATCAAAAGTAAATTCAAAATCTAAATCTTTAGATGGTATCAGCGTAATCATTTTTTTCTTCCTTTTTGTCAGTTGATTTATGAATTAGATAGGATACTCCCATGCACAAAGTCACAAAATAAAGTGAGCTTTCATATTGAGCCATCGCTAACATAAAACCGAAACATGCAATTGGTAAAAACATAATCGTAGTATACAATCTTTATAATGATTTGTCAAGCATTATCTAAATTCTTTTCTTAAAAGTCTCCAGCGATCAGAATCAATAGGTTTATTCCCACTGTCAATAGCATGAATCATTTCAACAATCTCATCAATAGAGTTGTATATAAATTTATGAGGAAACATACCAAGCATCCACAAAGGAGTCTTGGCTTTACCGCCTTCCATACTCACAAATACAGGCTTCTTCATTCTTACTGCAGTCACTATTTCTTCGGCGCTTCCCCAACTAGCAACATCTGGAACTAAATGCGCAATAATAAAATCACTACGATCAACTAAATTTAAATCATATGAACGAACCATTTTCATTCTGTCTGTGACTCGATCATATTGTTTTGTTCTCATCCATGTTTCCATTTCTTCACGTGAAGCCTCATCTTCTTCTACGTCTTTCATGAATGGCTTCTCGTAAGGATTAAAGCAAGTAATCTCAAGAGGAGCAAGTTTTTCAGTCACTTCTTTTCGCCAATCCCTACCACTTAGGTATTGCATGTGACCAACCAAATAAGTTTTAGTCTTGTATAATAAATTCATACGATGACTATAACAAATAATTCTTAATATGTCAAGAAAATTTAAATGTAAATTCAGATTTTAAATAACTTACCCGAATTGTTTTGAATGTATCCCTTCCAACTTCCAAGATTTTTTCAGAGAGAGGATTGGTAATGCACTCTTCAAGGACGCGAGCTATTGGGCGCGCGCCATCTTTTAATTTTAAACATTCTTCGGTTATTTTATTTTTAGCAGTTTTATTAACAACTAAATTAATAGACTGTTCTTTTAATCGAGAGCGAAGTTCATGAATATGTAAATCAACAATGCGACCATAATTCTCCTCATCAAATGAATTGAATATGATGAGATCATCTAATCTATTTAAAAATTCTGGACTTAAAATCTTCAGAGCTTCTTTGCGAACTCGATCTTGCACCTCTGACTTTGTATATTCTTGTGAAGCAGCCGCGAATCCTACTCCAACTTTACCTTGAGCAATATCAGAACCAATATTACCTGTGATAAATATTACGCAATTTTTAAAATCAATCGTTCTGTTTTTATTGTCTTGAATTTTTCCTTCATCTAAAATTTGCAATAAGGTTTGTATCACAGAATGATGAGCCTTTTCAATTTCATCAAACAACAAGACGCTGTATGGATGCTTTCTAACTTTTTCTGTTAGATTACCAGAGCTTTCGTAACCGACATAACCTGGCGCAGAACCAATCAATTTAGAGCTTGTGAAACCTTCACTGTATTCACTCATGTTTATATTAATAAAGTTCTTTTTGCTACCAAATAATTTCTCTGCAACAATTTTTGCTGTGTGCGTTTTACCTACCCCAGATCTACCGAGCAAAAGAAAACTTCCAACTGGTTTGTTTTCATTTTTTAAACCTGCTCGATTACGAATCAAGGCTTTGCATATCGAGGAAATCGCGGATTCTTGACCAATAATAATATCATTTAATTCACTCTCTAAAGAAAGGAATTGCTTTTCTGATGTTTCTGATATTTGATCTGCTGGAATGCCCAGCTTTTTTGACATTATAAAATATATGTCTTCGGGCGTTACGCGAAATTCTGTAGCATTATTTGAATCACTCCATTTTTGAATGATCTTTTTATACTTCTTGAATAAAATATCCTGTCTTGTGGAAAGGTCAGCTTTGGCGGCTATAGAAACACACTCGTCTTCTTCGCGCATCAAGTGTTCAAGCTCTGCTTCTATTTCTCTTGCAGCTTTAGGTCTTTTAAAATGAGCAATCTTAACTTTTGAACCAGCTTGATCCATAATATCAATAGCTTTATCGGGAAGATGTCTGTCGTGAATATATTTCATTGACAGATCAACACACAATTCTAGCGCTTTATCATCATACACTACATTATGAAAACCTTCGTAAGTGTCAACGATTCCTCTTAATATTTTTTTACAATCATCTCTTGATGGTTCGTCAATATTTACAGACTGAAATCTACGAGCAAGAGCGCCATCTTTTTCAATGTGTTTATATTCATTGATTGTAGTTGCGCCGATACATCTCATGTCTCCGCGAGCAAGCATTGGCTTGAGTATGTTTGCGGCATCCATGCTACCTTCGGCAGCTCCTGCACCAACTAATGTATGAATCTCATCTATGAATAAAATAACTTTAGGTAACTCCTTGATTTCATTCATTAAATTTTTAAGTCTTTCCTCAAACTGCCCACGATATTTTGTTCCTGCGATCATCGCGGCAAGATCCAATCCAAAAATAGTATGCCCCATCAAATATTCAGAACAATTACTGGAAACAATTGACAAAGCTAATCCTTCTACCAAAGCAGTCTTACCAATTCCAGGCTCGCCCAAGAGAATAGGATTATTTTTATTTTTGCGACACAAAATTTCAGTCATCTCATGGATACTAGCATCTCTACAAATAACTTTACTGAATTTACCTTGGGAAGCTAATTCATTATAATTAATTGCATATAAATCTAATGCAGTTTTGGTTTTTTGTTGCGTTGCAGGAGCTGAGATAGCATTTTGGTCGGAGCTACCTTTTTCAGCATCAATAGCCGTAAAAACTTGAGAGGCTTCCATTAAATAGCTTTTTATTCCAATAGATAATGAGCTTTGATTAACACCAGCAAGACGAAAAAATTCTTCTGTCTTGGGGGAGTTGTACTTTATGATTGCAATCAATAAATGTTCAGTACCAACATATGATTGAGATAAATTAGTCGCAGACTCAAATGCGAGTGAGAGAATCGCCTTGAAATCTTTTGAAAAAGCAATATCTTTGGATTTAGACTTGCCGATTGGCATATTCTTCTCAATCTGCTCTTTAAAATAATCAATATCATATCCACTAAGATCAAAAATTTCCCGAAGTAAGCCACGAACTTGGGAAACTAATCCAAGAAGCAGATGATTAACATCTATCTGGCTTGCTCTGTAGTCAATTGCAAGCCCGCGTGATTTTTTTAATGCCTCTTGAGCGCGAGGAGTAAAATTAGGAGTTGATTCCATCATAAATTATTACACTTATTCTGATTTTATGTCACTAAGCTTCATATAAATTTTTTCATCCATGATATTAAAAGAATGAATAAATAAAATATCTTCGCCTTTGCTTCCGTAGAAAATAACAATGCTATCTTTAGCTACACCTTTTGGATTTTTCTCATTAAACTCAGATAATACGCGGATTTGATGCCATTGTCCATTTTGAGCGCGCGCATTTCTATCCATTAACATTATTGGATATTCGCCCACTTCATCTTTGATCATTATTTTTAAATAATTGTTACCATTTCGGCTAGTACCTTTAATAAAATCAGATACCACACCTATAAAACGACCATAATTTTCACGCTCAAGGTTCCTAAAGTCTAATGAGTCACCAAACTTTTGGTTGTTTTCGTTAAACACATCTTTTAATGCGATGCTTGGGCTGTAACCAAGCAGTTTTGTTTCAAAATACCAGTTAGCAAACTTCTCGTATTTTTTATTTTTATCATAAATTTGTTTATAAAGATCATATTTTTTACGAAATGTTTCAAAACGACTATCTTTCATTAATGGTTTACCATCATCAGCAATAAGTTTGTCTTGTACAACAGCTTGTATTGTATTAAGAACATCCCAATTATACTTTGGACCCAATGCTTGGAAGTTTCTTTTCTCTCGATCAGTTAAAATATTAAATGATTGAGCTTCAAGAACCAAACGAGAGCGGCTTTTCTTATGATCTGATAATGCACCAGCTTGTATTAGCGCCGAAAGTATTCCAATGTTTAGCCCCGCTTCTTTTGCGGATAGAAAGATATCATACTTGGTTGGATTCTCGCTATTACGAAAGTCTTTCAATGACTGTAGCGATTTCTCACTTACTCCCTTGATGCTATTCAGACCAAAACGAATGTCATCGCCTTCAATTTTAAAATCCATATCAGACTTTGCAAGATCGGGCGGTAATAATTCAATGCCAAAGAACGAGAGCTCTTGACATACTTTATTAATTTCTTCATGTGGAGAAGGTTCATACTTCGCCATTTTTAATAAAGACATAAAAAACTCTTGTGGATGTTTGAATTTAAGATAAGCAGTCCAAGCTGCAAGATTAGCGTAAGCAAGACTATGAGATTTATTGAATGAATAATTTGCGCTATCTTCAGCAACACTCCATAGAATATCAGCAACAGAAGAATCAAGTTTATTCTCTTCAATTTTCTTTTCAATCTTCTCTTTCCATGCTGGCATTTGATCTACCTTTTTCTTACCAACAATACGTCTTAATTGTTCAGCTTCATCAAGAGTGAAACCAATTTTTACAGCCATCTTCATCAACTGCTCTTGGTAGAGTGGAATGCCACCTGTATAAGATAGCACATCATCAAAAACTTCATGCTGGCTTTGAAACTGCCCTGTCCTTGAGTAAGTAGCATATTGATCAAGGAACTCCAATGCGCCTGGTCTTGCAATAGCAACAACAGCACTCAGCTCTTCAAGATTCTTAGGCTTGATTTTCTTACAAACATTAAAGTTTGTGTGCGCCTCAACCTGAAAAAGACCTTGGGGCTGTTCTAGATTCTTGAACGCTTCATATATTTTTGGATCATCTGGATCAACAGATTCAATATCCAAATCAAGCTGTTGACATACATCATAGACAACACTCAATGTACGCAAACCAAGAATATCAAACTTAACCATCAGTTCTGCGACCCAATTCATGTCGTAACCACTGACCAATGCACCTTCGTTTGTTAACTGAACAGGACATATATCTTCAAGCTTTTGGAAAGAGATAGCAATACCTGATGGGTGAACACCTGTGTTTTTATTCAACCCTTCGAGCTTACGAGCAATATTAAACACTTCTTTATTATCATTAACCCAACTTTCAAACGCTTGGCTTTCTTGATACGCATCAATAAGCGGCGCGACCTTTCCAAAACGTTTTGGAATCGTATCACTTACAATATTTACTTCTTGTTCAGAATAATTACCAACAATTTTTCCACATTCTTTTATGCATAATTTACCACTAAGAGTATTGAGTGTTAAAATTTTTGCAGTTCTGCCTGGGTATTTATCTTCAATATACTGAATGACTTCTTGTCTTCTTTCGTAAGAAATATCATTATCAACATCAGCCAAAAGACTTCCATCTAAATAAGTAATGCCGTCTTGTTCAATTTTTCGAGCACGACTTTTAGATACAAATCTCTCAAAGAAAAGTTCATACTTAACAGGATCAACTTTAGTTACATTGATTAAATAAAGAACTAAAGAACCAGCCGCCGAACCTCTTCCTGGCCCTGTTGGAATATCATTTTCGTGACAAAAGTTAAGGATGTCCCAATTCAGAAGAATGTAATCTACGAATCCAAGCTCTTGCAGGATATCAAGCTCCATTTTTGTACGCGCAAGATACTCGTCTTTTCTTTCTCCTTCGTGCAAGCCTTTTGCTTGCAGTCCATTCCAACACAATCTCTTTAAGAAATCAAAGTTAGAAATATCGGGCGCAATATTTAATTCTTTATAATACTTCGGCTCGATATCAATTTCAGGTAAACGAACTCCAGGCGGACACACGTCCTCGTATTTAGTGCAATTATCTACAAAACTCATACTTCAATATTCCAAATTAATTTTTTGAACACTTCATAATTCTTTTCAATATCATATAATGCATCATGAAGTTTAGCTGCGTTAAATCGAATATCATATTTTTTACAGAGATCAATTAGCTTGTTTTTTCCTTTTGTACGTTTCAGTGATAGTATTTTATATTGCCATTGTAACAAATTATCGCTGGATTGTAAAGCAATATTTTCATTAATTGCACGAGACAATGCTAAAGTATCAATTAACTGATTTAAATAACTGTAGTCTGGATTCTTTTTAAGAAGTCGGCGGCAGATTCCATGCATGTATACATCAAATCCTAATATATTATGTCCGACTTTTATATATTCAGGATCATATAAATATTTCTCAAAGTGCGCAATAGGAGCAAGAGGATCAACAGATTTATCATCATGCTTTTTCTGTGTCCAGCCTGTTACTTTCGCCGCTCCTTCTGAAACTTTTAGACCATCCCACTTTAGCCAATAGTCTTTCTTCTCAACTATGCGATCATCATGTATAACAATAAACGCTAACTGCCAAGGTTTATTTCTTAGCGAACCTAGGTTAAGTCCACAAGTCTCAAAGTCAAAAAAGACATACTTCTGTTGCTTATTAAATCTTAATAAATTTTTTCTCATATTTGAAAGTGTTTTACATTTTTGAGACAAGAGAGATCATGTCCCCCTGCATAACTAATTGCGCTTTGCAAATCTTGCTGTATTTCAATCAGTTTTTTCTCGTATGTCATTCCATTGTTAACGATGTGATTGAGCTTGCCCTCGATATGTTTTCTATGACCCTTGTTCTCGTAGCTAGCAGAACCAAAGTAAGCTTTATGAAAAGAACCATTGATATCTACAGGAAGCGCTGGACTATCAACACAAGACGCAAACAATCCACCAGCCATAACCATATCACCACCAGCAACCAAAGCTTTAGCGATATCACCATTACATGCTATTCCGCCATCTGCAATAATAGGTATTTTCCTGCCAGCATCAAAATCATCTCGCGACGCATAACAATCGCCACAATTTTTAACACAGGTAAACATTGGAATAGTAAATCCTGTCTTATCTTTTGTTGTGCAGGGCGAGCCTTGACCAATTCCAACCTTTACAATTTCAGCGCCCCAATTTGCAAGATCAACAACAGCGTCAGGAGTTGCTACATTTCCAGCGATGATAATTGTATTAGGCATATGCTGTTTAATATACTCAATGGCTACCTTGACTCTTTTAGAGTGTCCATGAGCAATATCAATAGTAATAAAATCAACTCTTAATTTAGCTTGACTAATTTTAAGAACCTGAGCCTTATCTTTTAATTTTGCGCCCACGCTGATAGAAATAGTTTTCCAATTTTCTTGATTGGCTTTCTCAACAAAATCAAAAATATCTATATCAAATCGATGCATGATATAAAAATAATCATTCTCACTCATCCATTTGGCTATGTCAGTATTGATCACTGACTTCATGTTCGCAGGAATAATCGGCAGCTTAAAGTTGTGCTTGGCTATTCCAATGGAAGTATCGGCATCGGAACGGCTATGGCATTCACTATAGCGAGGAACAAGACATACATCTGAATATTTATACGCTTTCATAATCTAAATAACTTTCAAAACAAAATTCGGGGCTGGCACAATGATCTAAATTAGGCATATCTAAACTCCTTGCCTTATTGGAGAAACTTCTGTTGCAAATACATTTATAAGTTTGATAAGCTTCAAAGTCTTCTCTCTTTTCGTAGTAAATGCTTTTTACTTTTTGTGTCTCAAAATCATTTTGATCACAATAATTTTTAATTAAATCTTGTAAGACCACATCAAATGGCAATTGATTGTCTTCAATAAAATAAACAGGCTCAAAGAATGAATCTTCTAACATGCATGGCTGTTTGTATGAAAATGAATTATGAAACAAATAAGAATCATAAAAAGGAATCGCAATCTTTAAATCCTTGTCATTATAAAACTCTTTTAATCTAGCAAAATCTATCTTGCCGTTGCCTTCTGTAAAAGCTTTACTATAAATTTTGTTTAATAAAATACATCCATCAGTATTGTTTGCGAAAATAATAACCTTATGAATGCACATAGGATTCTTTTTGTCAGGAACAATAGACATATCATCACAAACACTCATGCGCAATCCAAATACTAATTGTATTCCTAATGCATCAGCATGTTTTTTAGCTTCAAGAAACCCGATTAAAGAATCTTCAACTAATACTACTTTGTCTAATTTATTATTCTTGGCAATATCAAAAACGCTTACTGCACCACCGTCATCTTCAGACGGCGCATTTAAAGTCAGTATGCTTTTTCCTATACTATAATGAGACTTAAATAATGGAAGCATACGAATATACTACCAGAAACAATTATTAAAGTCAAGATTTAAATAAGAAATTTTGCCACTCTGGACGTTCTTTTACAAACGCATGAAAGAAAGGTAATGGACGAAAGCCTTTTAACTCTTCACCTTTATAATCTTTATAAGGATATAACGTACCTTTTTGGCAATTACATTTCTTGCAAGTCATAGTTACATTGTGAGAATCTTTTGTGCCACCCTTGCTTTTAGGATAAACATGTTCTATAGACATATCTCTTATTCCAAAATGTTCGCCGCAAATTTGACACACGCCATTATATCTTTGGTATAAATATTTTAAGCTAGGTTTTCTTTTGCTTTGATAAATCCACTTTGCGTTTGTTAATATAATTGTTGGGATAGGAAACAGGCGCTTGGTTGAATTTAGAAAAGGTTGGTTCTGATAATAACATGCGCGCTCAGGATTTATCCATTCATTCCACGACAAAGGTTCACCTGAACCAGACAAGGATTGTACATTGTCAGAACAAATCAGTTTGCGAACGCCCTCTTTTGCCGTGGTGATATTAATTGGAGTCCAAAAATGAGACAATATCAGAACGATCTTATCATCAGGATCGCAAAGATACGAAGAAGACTCCAAGATTAGTCTTTCTTTTTCTTGCTAGACTCTTGGGCTTTTTTGAGCGCTTTTGGATCGGGGTAATCTTTATCTCCAGGTTTTGCTGGCTTATAGTTCTTACCCATTCTTTTCTTTTTTTTGCGAATGTTTTCCCAAAGACCTGGTTTAGATGCATCAGACTCTTCTTTTTCTTCCTTGTCGTAACCAGCTTTGCTTTTTTCTTTTTTATAGCCAGCGTGTTTCTCGCACATGCCATCGCTTTTTTCGCAATCATCGCATTCCTCTTCATCATCTTTTTTATCACCAGATTTCTTTTTCTTTTCATCAATTTTTTTCTGGAGAGCTGGAGGAAGTTTTTTCTGTTCTTTGGTTGATTCAGCTTCAGACTCATCAAGCAATTCAATTAATTCATCATCGGAAAGTTCTGATCCTTTGGTGACTTTAGTAACGCTTTTCTTAGACCACATTTTGCAAGACCAGTAACGAGCTTTCCACTTTGGCCCTGGGTTTTCGCAGTTATGACGAGCGCGGAAACTTTTGCGGCGCGCAGGGTCATCTCGTTTAATTTCCATATTAGGATCACCAAAATTTACTTTGACCACATTACCTTTTTCATTCTTAACATATACTGAAAACTTCTTAGGTCCACCTGAAGTTCTGAAAGGTTTGTTTAGCTTTTTACCCTTCTCTTTTTCGGCTGCCCACGCTTCATTAGTAATGCTTTCTTCAAAACCTTCTGGTTTTTGTTTTTTAATTTGATCAGAAAAATCGAGTTCCATGCTATTTTTTACACTTTGTCTTTAGATTTTAGAATTAAATTTATTATTTTTTTATCAATTTTATACGGGAATGAATGTAGGGAATCAATATCAAACCATCCATACTCTTCATGTTCAAAATTTAAATTAGGAAAAACCAAATCGTCAAAGCGTGTGGCAAACAAAACTAGATCATTGATTGACCCAATTTCCACTAAAGGATTTTCGATAGTTAATTCTGTTTCTTCAAACAATTCTCGTTCAGCTGCATCACTTTCTAATTCCCCTTCTTCCATCGCACCAACAAAAACAGACCAATAGCCTGGATAGGGCAATAATTCCCCTTTGTAAAATTCAATGCGCTTGGCTAACAGTACGCTATTATTATGAATAACAATAATTCCTGCATATTTACTCATAATGTGAATTCATCTTCTATTTCTTCGTGGTTATAACTTTGATCATGTCTTGGGCATCCGTTGTACTTCATCTTTTCTATTGTATAGCCATCTTTCATTTTTTCAAGCAGAGAATCTTTATCATCTAAATATGCGCTCCCTTTAGGATTACCGTCTTCATCTTTTAGTAGCCAATAATCAAAGCCAAATTTAAAAGCGCAATGCCATTTTATTGAGCCGTCTTTTTTAAGCTCGCCTGGATATGTTGCAAAGCCACATTGAAGTCTATCGCAAAATCCTGAACCAGAAGGTGGGAAGCCTCTATCGTAAGCGTAGTTTTCCTTGGCGTTCTCTTCATCAAAGTTATCAATATAATTCTGCCACTCAGTTAATTCATATTCAAAACCTTCAAGTTCCGCATTTGATAGTGGGCGCATCGATAAAACTCCTTCGCCAGATTCACCCAAGAGATCATTGCCAAGGTCAAACTTTAAGAATAAAAACTCGCATTGCCTTTCATCGTATTCGGGGAATAAAATCTTAGTTGCTAAAGAGTAAATTAAATCTTGAAGATTATTATCTATTTCTTCGCCCTTGAATACTTCTTTACTTGTTTTGAAGTCACGAATAAGCGCCACACCTTTTTCTTTATAAAGAAATAGTTTATCTATAAACCCATTGATGTGGTATCTTTTATCATCTTCATTAACAATAATGTTAAAACTCTTCTCTGAATATTCCTCTGAAACTCTTCCTATTTTTCCGCCAAAGTAATCATACTCTAGCCCGTTAAAGGTCATGCTTTTTATTAGATCTATATTTTCTGGGTCATCAACGTTAAGTTTTTTTGCCCAAATCTCTACAAGCCTTTTGATTGAAGGTACGGAAAAAATGTCTTTAGATTTAATAATCCTGTCGTAATACTCTTTACGCTCAGGAATGCACAATAGTTCAAGAACTAAGTGACAGATTGTTCCGCGAGATGCCCCATCATTAGATGTATCAGGCAGCTTTAGTTTATATTTGCACCAATATTTCCACGAACATTCTTTAGCAGTCTTAAGTCTGCTTGCGGAAAGCCTTGTCATTTCTTGATCAGACATTTTCTTTAATAATTTTAATGTTATTAGATAGTTCTTTAGAAAGTAAACCTTCTTGCTCCATTTTACTTGCAAAAGAAAGAATTTGTTCTGCGCGATTTTTTAAGTCACACTTGCATTTTTGATCCCATTCTAAAAAATCATGAGGCTCCATTTCTCCAAAGTCAGTTTTCGTGGGAAGGCATACAAAAAGCTTTTCAAAGTCAAAGTGATTTAATAACTTTAAATAATTTTTGATTGCCGCCCTTGCTCCACGATTTTCTTTTTTGTCGTAGTCGTTGTTGAATGATATTATTATACGATCTACATCCAAAGAAATCAAGTGGCATAGTAATTTAGATGAAATATCCAAACCGAAAGATACTAATGTATTATAGAAATTATTTTGATGAAGGTTAAGTAAATCACCAATGCTTTCACATATAATAACCGATCTAGACTCTTCAATTGCATCACGGACATTCAAATGGTCATCAGATGGAACATAATAAGGATAAATCCAATTAGTTTTTCTTCCAATATGCTTCCACTTTGGTGCATTTTCTCTTTGAGCCATGTCTCTTCCAGAAAACCCATGTATTTTTCCATCTGAATTATAGATGGGGAAAACAAATCTTTGATACATTTGACCTTGCGTCGCAAGACCGCCCCTCAAAGAAACAAGAGTTTGAGTTTTGATTCCTTTTTTGTTATAGAAATCATAATGAGGAAATAAATCCTCAAGCATCGATTCTTCATATAGTTTTTCCATATCTAATCTATCTTCTTGAGTATAAGTTCTTGGTTGAGGGTTATGATATTCAACAGAAAGATACTTCTCAATAATTGATTTATCATTAGACCCAAAATGCACTTCAAGTAATTTAACAAAAGGTAATGCAACAGTGCCTTCGACAAAGTCCCGCCAAACCCCACTGTTCTTCCAAATCTGAAGCGCGGTCTGGTTGTCGCCATTTCGATAAGCAGCGTTTGCATGCCAATACTTTCCTCGATCAGTAAGCTTGTAACCAAGCTCCTCTAGGATTTCTTGTAATCTGTCAGGCGATAAATTATAAATCGAAGTCGCCATCTTCATCAGGGGTTATACCATTAACTCTCATTTGCTCTGCCATGTCGCGCAAATCACCAACCTCTTCCACGCCAAAATTATCCATTCTTAAGAAGATGCAATTCTGTTCTGGCCTGTCATTGCCAACTGCCTGTCCATCATCATCAATAGCTGGAATCAAAACAGGTTCAGAGGCTCTCAGCCTGTCTTCTCCGAGGTGACGATTTTTAATGCACTTCAAACGATGAGTTGCATGAGCATAAGAATCAGGTTCAATCTGCAATTCTCTAGGTAAACGAGGGCGCAAGATAAATAAGTGAGACGCAAACTGAGTAATTTGGTCGGACAGAGACACGATGCTTTCATCATCAACAATTGCATCGGGGTGACGATTTGCTGTGATACCAGAACGATTACTTTGAACACTAGTTATCATACTGATCAGTGGTCTACCATTATGTGTGATCTCTTTATGAATCATGTTCTTGCACTTGTCCACAAAGTCTGCCACAAACTGCCAAGAAGCTTTATTCTGATCGTTTTGGTTGGTTGCCTTGATGTAATCGTAACTAAAAAGCATACTATTTCCACGTCCAATTTGTGAATAATAGTATCTCTTTGCAATCTGCAACATCTCATCGCAAGTCAAACCCCCAACATTATAATAATCAAAACGCATGCCTTTAGCATATTCAAACGCTTGATAAACTTTTTGACGAGTCTCTTCTTCAGAAACTTCTTGTCTCGTAATTGGATCAATGTAGCTAGAACTTCTCCACTTGCCACTCTCGATTAAATACATTGGCACTCCTGAAATAGCAGAGCATTGTCGCATCTGTAGCTCAAGCTTGCTCATCTCTCCATTATCAAAATGGAGCACAGGCAAACCATGCTCTTTGGACATTTTGGTCACAAAATCTATACAAAATGTAGTTTTACCAACACCTGTTCTTGCGCAAATCACAGTTATATTTCCTGGCCTTGCCAAAGATCCATACATGCTATTGGTACGAGGCATATGCGGCGCAAGAAATCCTGGATCTCTAGGATTGTCTGCTAGATCTTCAATAACATCTGGCAGGTCTTCATAAATGTTTTCGGGCTTTACATCTTCTTTACATAATAAATTGATTTGATCGTTATACAGTTTATCATATTTCCTTACGACCTCAGTGAGGTTAGGCTCTGGATCGTTTTTGACCTGAGAGGATATCTCTTCACAAATCTCTTTGATCCCCCTTTTTGCAGACAAGTTTTTTAATTCTTTTGCTATTCCAATAGCCGCTTTTGATGAAACCTTCTTTAATAAAAGAGAACGAACATAATCACCAACATCAATATTATCAACAAATGATATGTTTGCGGATTTTAATCTTTCAATAATTACAACATCATCTAAAGCTTCTGCATTTGCATTAGACAATATATTTTTTATTACTCTGAATATGGTTCTATGAACAAAACTTCCATTTTGAACATAAAAATCACTCTCATCTATTAAACCCGCTATGTCCCCGTACGAACTTGGGTATTGCATTAAGCACGATAATAGCTGTTTTTCAAGCTCCTTTGAATTTAACATGCCCTAATGTTAACAAATGCTATAGCAAAAGTCAATAAAAAAAATCAATTAATTTCACCACCGCCATTTGGGTATTCAGATTCTTCAAGCTGTATGAGATATTTTTCCAATGCTTTTCTTAGCCCAAGATCGATGATTTGATTATCAGCTTTAGTGTAAACCATAGGCTCGCCGTCTTGATTTACAAAAGCTAATACGAATCCACGATTGCCATCTGTAGAACCAGAAAACTCAAATAATTGCTCAAGAAAACTTTCGGGCAAATTAAAGCGAGGTAAATTTTGTTCGTTAAAATCCTCGTTGTTCATAAACTATTATACACTTAATCATAGATGAACTCCAAATTCAGCGAAAGTTTTTTTATTTAATTGATCTTTAATTGAGCCTTTTTTATCTGCATATATTTCAATCAGAGTAATATCATTAAGTTCACAGAAATCTCTTTTTTGTTGATCTCTTCTGATGTGACTAATGAATCCAGCCCTGCGCTTATGAAAGAATGGAGTATATTGATCGTGTTGTTTGCCATGAATTTCAACGACAACTTTCTTATTGGCATTGTAAAAATCGAAATTTAAACGGCTGCCAGCAACAGGAAACTCCTCGAATACAATATGGTTAGACCAATACTTCTTTAAGAACTGCTTGGCTTCAAATTGAATTTTACTTTTGCTTTTTGCGCTCCAATCAATTAGATACTTTTTGGCGCGCGTAACTCTCTTTTCAGAGCCTGTTAAAGTTTTAAAGATCAATTTTTATCCTGATCTATGACCTTTATCGTGAAAGAAGTACTCTTCATAATTTAAAGGCGCGCCAAAAATAGTATTAAGTCCACAGCATTTTAACTTGTCTTTATTTAATTCAATAAGAACGTCAAATATATAACCATCGTCCCAACGATATTTCTTGAACGCTTCGCCTGATGTGAAAATTTCAAGAAATGCACGTATGAAATTTTTTCCTGCTGCTCTAAGGTTAAAACTGATAATCCCTGTATCCGTAAACATCCAACCCGAAAAGTTTTTTCTAGAAATTGAGCATATGTCATACTGTGATATAAAATCTGTAAATTTTTGATCTAAAGGTTTTTGAACCAAAATATCTGAATCCAGCCATATTAATAAATCTGATTTACATTTTTCAGCAACAACAAACAGTGAGCAAACTTTTCTAAACCAAAATATAGCATTTCGATTCCAATAATGATTGTTCGATAAGTATTCGTGAGTATTGTTTAAATACTCTTGGGTGTCTTGCTTGCCAATCTTATGACAATTTTTAAATTCAGACTCCTCAAGAAAAGATTTTAAATCAGGTATCGCTTTGAATAAATCAATGTTAATTGCGCCTTCAACATTTACATTTTCATCAAGAAATGAATTTTCATTACATACATAAAAATCATAATCCTTGCAATGCTTGAGTGTTGAATCAATTACATGTTGATTTTTTGAATCAAGTATATTTTTATTGAGGCTTGTGACTATTGATATGTTTGACATTATAGTATCATCATTTTTTCGTGACCAACAATAATATTAGGATCAATGTAAGTCTTGAATCCTTTTTCTGCGGCTCGATGCATAAATCCACAATCAGTTGTTGTCATTTCTTTTACGTCTCCAATTTCAAGCCACGTTGGTTGCACCCAAGGATAATCAAGGGACTCAAAGACACCCTTCTTAACTAGCAACCACCCAAAGCCTGTGTAGGAAACAGGAAATATATCTTTGCGCCCTTCAATATCTTTCGGGGTTAAGAATTTAAAATATCCATTTTCTTTAAAGAAATTAAGATCCCAATCTTCTACTGTAGCAAATAGATTTCCGCCCTGCATTAAGTACAAACCTGAAAGTATATCAACTTTCGTTTCTTGAGCTTTCTTTAATAATTGAAAAAAATGATCTGGTTTAAAAACTTGATCACTATCAATCCACATGATGTAATCATAATCTACATTTCCCTGAAAAGGCTTTTGGTTTTTACCTTTAAGGGTGTCACCACCCAAACAACTGTTACATACAAAATATCTATTAACATGATACTTTTGAGACAAGCCCCATTGTATATTGTGCTTGGGCAATTCGTTAATTAAATCAGTCCAACTCAATAAAAAGTTATTGCTGAACTCTCTTCCTGGAAGACAAAATATTATTTTCATTCGCAAACTATGTTTTTAAAATAAGTTCCTAAGAAACCACTAAGGTTTTCGTTCTCTTCAAGTAACGCACTCAATTTCGCTTCGCCTTGTATCTTTTCGGGAAACTCAAGCTCATTCTCTTTCAACAATTCAAGAAAAGATTCATCAGCAGTAATCCATGCTCCGCGTTTATGAATGTATTCCCAACCATAAAGCATATCAATAATTTCTTTCTCAATCCAAATGGAGTTTCCATTGCTTCTACCATAACGAATTGGATATTGAAGCATATAATTACTTTTTTCATTTGGGGATTTCTTTACTGTGATCTTAGCGTGATGCCCCAAAATCTTATTCTTGTCCTTGTCAATAGGCTGAGTAGGATTCTCAAGAATCAAATCTTTTTTATGACGCGCCTCAAATTCAAGAATGTAATTTGCAAAGTGAAGAAGAGCATTACCACCTGTTGCGCTTGTTTGACGAATCGGGGCTTTGCTATATGGATCTAATTTAATATCTGCTCTTACTTGAGAAATAAAAATTGCCATATGTCCACGCTTCGCTAATGCAATACTCATCTTTTGCATAAACTTTGCACCAAGTAATGCGCCGCCAGCAACTTTATGAGCGTCTTGAAAGTCTTTATTTAGATCTTCCTTCATAATTAAACCATCAAGAGAGTCTAAGATAAAGCAATACTTTGTTTTGTTTTCATTGTCTCCGACAAGCGCGCGCATTAAATCAAGAACAGTCTCATAAATATTACTTTCAAAAATAAAACAATTACCATCTTTCCATTTGTCTTCTTCTGTAGTAAATTTTACTCCACTTCTTTCACGCATCTCTTTCGAGAGTCTGCCTTCTGCCTTGATATAAAGACCTCTTGAATTTTTCATAGACAGAAAGTTCTTCATAACCTCTAAGGCTTCAGAAGTCTTGCCACCTTCGTTCATGCCGACAAAGCGATGAAGACCTGGGCCAAAACCCCCGCCTAATTCAAAATCAACATTAAGACTGCCACTGGAAACCTTGTAGTCAATTTCGTCTTCGTAATTATAATGATGATCCTTATTTTCTTTAAGGAACGACTTTAACATATCATTTGCTGTACTCATAATCAATAAAAGTCCCAGATATTCTTCTTCTTCTTTTCTCTGGGTGTAATGTTTTCGGGTTTATAGTTATATTCAAACTTAGTATAACAATCTTTTCGGGTAAAGTCAAGGTATTTTTGGTGAATATATTTTTCGTTCTTACCAATATAAAAAAGAATATCATCTTTTGGCTCACCAAAGTCAACAGTTAGCCAGAAATCTAAATTAGGATATTTTTTAAATATGCTTTTCAATACTTTCATTTGTTTTGAATAACAATATTTATCTTTTAAACAGTTGGGGCTGACTAATCTTTTTAAAATTTTCTTTGAATTATCTGTGAATGCAAATGCATTGATAAAATTATTAATAACTTCTTCAGATAAAGGTTCTTGATCTTCTGTTTTACTATACCCCGATTTCCATGTGCCTTTTTTTAATTTAGTATACCAATTATATACTGTACTCTGAGAATAACCTAGCTTCTTGCAACAATCTTTTAATGAAAAAGAAGGATTTTCCTGCGCAAGAGACGCTACTTCTTTAAGTAAAGAGTTTGAAATTTTAGGCATTGTGATAATTTTATCATTAATCTAGAAAAATGTCAAGCATTTTGTGTATTATATTAGACATGACTAAACGAAAAATTCTTATAATGGGTCTTCCAGGTTCTGGCAAAACAACCCTTGCTGAAATCTTGGTTCGTAAATTAAACGCCGCATGGTTTAACGCAGATGCTGTTAGACAGGACATTTATTCCGAATTAGGATTTTCTCCTGAAGACAGGTTAGAGCATGCAAAACGCATGGGCAAACTTTGTGATTGGGCAAAGCTTGGTGGAGGATATGCAATCGCAGATTTCGTATGCCCAACCCAAGAGACGCGCCAAGCATTCAATGCAGACTTTGTGGTTTGGGTTGATAGAATTATGGAAGGAAGATACGAAGACACAAATAAAATGTTTGAAAAGCCGCTAAATTATGATGTTAGATTAATAGACGGAACTGCTGATGAATGGGCAGAAAAAGTATTAGAAAAACTCAACGAAAGCGAAGCATGGGATAATCAAGCACCAACTGCATTGCTTATTGGAAGATATCAACCTTTTCATATTGGTCACAAAACATTGGTTGCTGAAGCAATCAAAAGAACTGGACAATGCTGCATCGCATTAAGAGATGTCGGCGGCATTGATGAAAAAAATCCATATGACTTTGATAAAGTAAAAGCAGAAATCCATTCTGCATGCACCGAGTTTGGTAACAAAATTAAAGTTGTCGAACTTCCAAATATCATGGATGTATTTTATGGTAGAGGTGTTGGCTATAATATTGAACAGCTTGAATTAAGTAAGGAACTTCAAGAAGTTTCTGCAACTAAAATCAGAGCTGGGGAAATTGGTCAAGACGGAAAACCTCTAGGAAAAAGACCAGAATAATTGCCGTTAGCTTAAGCTAACTCTCCAAAAGTAAAGCCCCCTAGCAATAGGGGGCTTATTTGTTTACGATAAAATATCTAAGATTGGCTCACCTTTGTGAGCGATTTGGAATGGTCTTCCAGAAGGAGAATAATGAATATCATTAAGAGAAAGCCCTAAAGCATATGCTATTGTTGCATTTAAATCTTCAGGTCTAACTGGATTCACATCAACTTCCATACCTTTATCATCGCTTTGACCATAAACCGTTCCGCCCTTGATCGCGCCACCAGCAAAGAAAGCTGAGAATGCTTTTGGCCAATGATCTCTACCATCACGACCATTGATTTTTGGTGTGCGACCAAACTCAGAAGTTAAAACAACCAAAGTTTCATCAAGTAAACCACGAATCTCTAAATCAAAAAGTAATGCGCCCAATGCTTTATCAATATCCACGCAATTTGCAGCCACGCGCTCAAAGTTATTATCGTGGGTATCCCAGCCGCCACGAGTAACTTCAACATAGCGTACTTTATTCTCAATCAACCTTCTTGCAAGCAAACAACCTTGACCAAAATTACTTTCACCATATAATTCTGTCATAGCTTCTGGCTCATCAGATATATCAAAAGCTTTTAAATCTTCACTTTGCATTAATTTAACCGCATCTTTATATAAATCAGTATATGCACGAATCTTTTTTTGATTGTATTGCTCACTAAATACTGCGTTTAATTGTTCAGCAGCTTTTATTCTGTCATTAAATTGTGTGCTGTCTAAATAATCAGCCATTGAACTGTTGGCTAATCCTGCTTTAGCATTTCTTAAAGGTAAAGCTCCGTAGCGAGACTCTAAGAATCCAGCTCCGCCGCCACCGCCGCCGATCTTGACATTAGCAGGGATAGTTCTGTTGATCGAGCCTGAAAGCTTTGCAACCCAACTACCAAAAGTGGGGTGTACAATTGTACCGCGCTTCTGATAGCTTGTATGCATCAAATAACTTGCTTGTTCATGAGCGCCTTGGTTACTCGTTACCGAACGAACAATAGCTGCATTGTGCATGTGTCTCGCAACTGTCGGTAAATTCTCCGAAAGAAATACATCATCAGCAGTTGTTTGAATAGCCTCAACTGGCCCTTGAACATCGGGGCTTTGGGGCTTTGGATCAAAAGTGTCTAGGTGCGACATTGCGCCAGCCATGTTCAAGTAAATAACATGACGAGCTTTTGCAGGACGAGCACCTGGCGTCAAAGCATAAGCATTATCATGGATGTACGATCCAACTAATGGCATCAAACCAACCCCCAAATAAGATTTGGCGGCTCTGGCAATAAATTCTCTTCTGTTTAATTCGTTTGTTTTCATAATAAAAGTTAATCATGGATGATAGTAAGAAATCAGAATAAACTGATTGAATGAGGGAATCCATGATTTAAAGTGGTGGACGCGGGGAGAGTCGAACTCCCGTCTTTAAACCTTCAATAATATACATCTACAAGTTTAGTCAATTTTTTTTATAGTTATGATATCAACATCCAACTGCTTGTTTCAATTATTGACAGTTTGTGATACAAGCAAACTTTTATCTGTTTTGCAGATTGATGACCCCGCAATCCCTTTATCTGCGTCAAGAGTTGCGAGGTAGCGGATACTAGGCCGCTAAAGCAAGCGACTCGCTTTTTGGCGAGTAAGCTTTAATACGTGACTTTTTGCCATGTAAAATTTTGCACCTTTTTAAGGAGCCAGATGCACTCCTACTTGCAGCATACCAATCCAATTCAAATCGAATCCAGTACACGCCCATAAAATGTTAAAGAACTAATATAGTTATACCAACTATGTGATATATATTACACTATTTATCTTTTTTTGTCAAGCCTTTAATTTTTTTATAAAGTATGGGTATGTATTTTAATCCAAAACAAAAGAACATTACGCCCAATATTAAAACAAGGAAAGTGATTAAAGTGGGGCTATCAGGTGTGAGATGAACAACTTCTTCGTTTATTATTTTCTCCGCAACTTCTTGATTGTCAGATTTTTTTGTGAATGCAATCTTCTGGGCGCAACCAGATAAAAAAGGAATAAAAGCAAGAAATATTTTGTTCATTATTTTAATATTTTTGAGGTTGATATTGTTTGTGGGATGTCTTCAATTAATTTAGTATGCGTTATGTCTTCTGCGTTTTTAACTTTGGGGGCAGGTGTCGTTGTTGTAGTACTGGTGCTTGTACTGGTCGTGGTACTAGTGGTTGTACTAGTTGTAGTGCTTGTACTTGTGCTAGTACTTGTGCTCGTGCTAGTACTTGTGCTTGTACTCGTGCTTGTGGTTGTGGTTGTAGCTTTTGGTTTTACTTTTGAAGAAGATCCTTTTTTGATTTGGCTCGACAAACTTTCATAAGCTCTTATTTTTTTAAAGCTAAGATTCGCCGCCAATAACATAACAACAGCCAATGGATCAAATACAAAAACTAAAATAATAATAACTATTCTTACTGCCCCGCCTAAGTCAATTGATCCAACCCCAAAATCTTGTAATAATTCGGCGACATATTTTACTGGGCCAACTTCTGCTTCTAATTCAAGTTGTGAATTTTTAAGACGAAATCTTTCAGATTCCATATCATCAATTCTGGCATATGCAGCTTTAATGTTACTATTATATTCTTCTTTTTTTGTCGCGACATCTTCTGTGCTTGATTGATCGTCTTGACGAGAATCGATACGCTCTCTGATCTTGTTCACTTGATCATCTGTAGATTCGCGCGATTTATTGATTCGAGCTTCGGCGGCCAAAATTCTTTGCGAAATTGATTCGCGCTCAAGCTTTTGTTTTTCTGCTAATTCTTCGAGCTTTTTCTTTTTGTTGCTAAATAATCCACCAGAGCTGGCATTAAGCGCGGCGACTTCCTCATCTAAAACTTTTACTCTGTCATTTAATCGAGAAATTTCGGCGTTGTCAATTGATATGCTTTTTTCTAATGAAGAATATAAATCATCTATTTTCTTTTGTTCTAATTCTATGTTATAAATATCTTTATCAGATGAATCTTTTGCATCAGATGATAATTCTTTCAGATAATCGTTCTGGCGCGCGATGTATTCTTTTTCGCGGCTCATTTTGTTTTCAATTTGAGTTGCTAAGATTGCAACTTCTTGAGCATCTTTTTGGTGCTTGATGTGCGATTTACTAAGAAAACCAAATATTCCCATGCTTGTTATGAATATCAAAACAACCACAGCGGTTGTTAGATATATTTTTAAGGAACGTGGCGCAATTTTCCAGTTGTGGTGCAGCCAGCTTGCGGAAACTAATTTGCCTATTTCTAAAACTCCGCCCATGATCACAATAGACCAAAAGGCGGCGGGAAACATTGTGGTTAATCCAATGATACTAAAGTACGCCGATACCAATGATATGCTAAGCGCAGACAATAGTATCGTGTATTTCATTTCTTATCTTTTTTGTCGTACAATGAATAGCAAACAGCTGCTCTTTGTTTTGGATCTTTAAACTCTTTGCGCGTTACTGGATCGGACATGCAACGTGCAATGAATTTGCCTCTCTTTTCTTCCTTTTGTTTTTTGGGCAGAGGCATGTTTTTATTATAAAGCAGCTATTATGAATGCAAGAAGCTCGGAATATCTGACGCCTCTTTGAGTAACTTCAACTGCTCCTTCAGGAGCTTCATCTTGATTTTCGAAAATCTTGTTTTCAGTTGTTTCGGGTTGTGCTTCAACAGCAGGGGTAATAAGAACCTCTTTGTAAACAGCTTCAGTTGCTTCTTGCACTAATCGTTTTTCAATTACCGCTTCTGTAGCTTCAGTAGCTTCTTCGATTACAACATCTTCGTAAACAGCTTCAGTTGCTTCTTGCACTAATCGTTTTTCAATTACCGCTTCTGTATCTTCAGTCGCTTCTTCGATTACAACATCTTCATAAACGGCTTCTTGAGCTTCTTGGACTAATTGTTTTTCAATTACCGCTTCTGTAGCTTCAGTAGCTTCTTCGATTACAACATCTTCGTAAACAGCTTCAGTTGCTTCTTGCACTAGCTCTTGTTCGTATACAGCTTCAACTGCTTCAACTGCAGGAATAACGACATCAGCGGTCCACCAAGTGTTCTTTACAAACATACCATAACGACCAGCGTCTAAACCTTCAGCAGTAAAAGCATCTTCCAAGTCCTGTGCTATAATACCGAAATGTATCCTTGCTTCATCGTCTTTCTCAGCAACTGCATCTTTCCAACGATACTTGCGAAGTAATCCTTTACAAGCTTGTGCAACACGAGTCTCCGCTTCTGTCAGCTCTTCGATGTCTTGCTTGTCTTGGCGATCAGATGTTTGAATGGTGCCATTTGTTGCATAGATGTCGTCCCATCTATTTGTGATCTTACCAAGATCTCGTGCATTGTCTGTGAAAGGAGAAAGATTACCTATATTATCAATAACAACCCTATCTATACCATTTGTACGAAAAGACAAGGAATCGCTAGAATTGTTATATGTAATTCTACCAATTGATTTGTTGCTTGAATCACCGAGCAGAAGAGCTGCGTTGCCAGTAGTTGATGATGTTATACTAACATAACAGGCTGCGTTAACAGTCTCTTCCACAGAAAGACTATAAAAAGGATCACTAGTACCAATACCGACTTTGCCGCCGTCACTGATAAACATGGCGTTTGTTCGATTTTGATTCGGACCAGTTTTAAAGAAAATATCATAGGCGGCAATATTTGCGTGACCATTATTGTCACACCATTGAACAAACTGACTGCCATAATCGCTTCCGCCCTGGGCGGCACTTAACCCGCCTGTCAGCCTGAGAGCACCGTCGGAAGTGATGCGCATCCTCTCGACTGAACTGTTAGGGTCAAGCGCACCATTACTGGTATTAAAGAACAAATCATCTCCATCAGCACCTATACGCGTTCTGCCATTTGATGTAGCGCTAGGTGACTCAATAGCTATAGTAGTAACCGCACTTGCTGCTGTACTATTAGACTTAAACAACGCAACACCTTGGTCCGTATCTTCTTCAATATGTAATTTACTAGAAGGATCCGTAGTGCCAATACCGACATTGCCTCCATTAAAGTAGGAAGCACCGCTAGTTCTTAACCGTATAGCTGAAATTCCATTAGCTGCTTGCATATCAAGCGTTGAGTGATTGTCAGATTCTTCTGTAATGTTAAAAAGATAATTTGATTGATTGTCAGCAGATGTCGAACGCGCAATCCTCATTACGCTTGAAGATGCACCTGTACTAAAAACACTAAGCAGACTAATTGGATCGGTTGCGTTGATACCGACTTTACCGTCTTCATCAATCACCATTTGACGAGTGAGGTTGCCACCATTTTTTCTAGTTGCAAAATATAATGCCGTATCTCTATCTCCAGCGTCTATAAATTCAGCACCAATTCTGGCGGTCATATAATTTGTGCTGTTATAGAAATCTAAAGATGCGAAATTTCCATCTGTATCAGATATATTTCTTATTTTTATTGAAGCGTCTGGATTATTCGCGACAAGATTTGTGCCTGCTTCCGTTCCCTCAATACTTAATTTTTGATTCGGCGCCCTAGTACCAATACCGACATTGCCTCCCACAAATACACCAGCAGGACCACTACCTTCTTGCTCTGCATAAAGCGGTCCAGACGTACCATTTCTTATAAATACTCCTTGCCCATCATTAACAAATAGATGCCCTGCCACCTCTAGCTTTTGTGAAGGATCCGTGGTACCAATACCGACATTGCCTGCAGAGTCGATGCGCATCGCTTCACTTGTTACCGACTCGATAGTTAAAACTCTATTTATAAAAGCATTTGTAGCCTTAACTCTTCTCTCGATTGAAAAATCCCCATCTGCATCTCCTGCAATAGCCCACATATCGGCTGCTGCATTTGAAAAAATAATTTTAGAATTCCCTAAGTCAGTTCTTTGTAGTTTTATATCCCCATCCTCAAGAGTTAATTTCGTATTAGGATTCCTAGTACCAATTCCAACATTGCCGCTAGAGTCGATGCGCATGTGCTCGCTAGACTCCCCCCAAAGTGCATTAATACCTCCACTAGCTTGAATGATAATATTTTCTCCCGAAGATGATGTGATATGCAAATTATCTCCCCCTCCGTTACCTATAGTATGTCCGTCTCCGATTACGATTTGATTTGCTGTTAAATCTTTCATTTTGTTTTTTTATTTAGTAAATTATTGTTGATCGGGAGCCTCTGTAGTAGGAGCCTCTGTAGTAGGAGCCTCTGTAGTGGGAGCCTCTGTAGTGGGAGCCTCAGTAGTAGGAGCCTCTGTAGTGGGAGCCTCAGTAGTAGGAGCACCACCTTCTAGCACTGCAATTCTAGATTTTAAATCTTCGATGATGGTTTGTTGTTCTTGGATAGCTTTAGCAAGAACAGGAATTAATTTTGAATCATATATTCCCCAGGGGTCTTCGTTTTCATCTTCCCCACCAACTTTAACAGCGTCCTCAAAGACTTCGTGCATTTCTTGAGCAACAAAACCGAATTTTTTACTCTGTCTTTTTGATTCTACCCAATCAAAAGATCGAACTTTAAAATTATTAACCAAGCTCAAGCCAGACTCAGAGTCTTGAATATTTTCTTTTAATCTGGCGTCTGATGTTTGAACAAGTTGTACATCTGTGCCATCGTACTCAATACCTCCAACTTTAGTCCCTTTGTTTCTAAAGTTTATATAATCTGTTGATTGAGATGTTGAGGCATTAGTTTTATTTATGTATAAACCTGGACCACTTGAATTAGAAGTAAAAGTTCCGTAACCAACATTTTTAATAAACGCAAATGCATTGATAGCAGTGGTGGCACTTACTATAGTATTAGCAACCGTAGTACCAATACCGACATTGCCTGCAGAGTCGATGCGCATCGCTTCAACAGGAGCCGCAGCTCCCGCGTTAGTTGAAAAAGCTAATTCATGAGAATTACCCGAACCTGTTCTAATTGCAGTTATTTCCGCGCGCCTTGTTAATGATTGACCTAGAAATATAGAAGATGTTGCACTATTATTTGTGCCATCTGAATAAACAGAAATCTCAGCCATTCTACCACTACCATTAGCAGTTCTAAGCTCCAATAAATTACCAGGAACCGAGGCGCCAATACCGACATTGCCGTTTGATTGTACTCTAAATACATTTGAAGAAACATTTTCTAAGTCAAGTATTGGAAAGTTTTCGCTGGTTCCTGAACTAGTTTTAACAAGTAACCCGTAAGAATCTCCTCCGTTATTGAGTATTCGAGCAGCATAAGCACCATTAGTAGCTTCTCTAACATCCAATCTATAATTAGGATTCTTAGTACCAATACCGACATTGCCGTCTCGATCAATACGCATAGCTTCATCAAGCACTTGATCATTATTAGATACTTGAAATACTAAATCTGTACTACTATTGCTATCGGTAGTCCCTTCTCGCACCGCTGCTATTCTTGCACCAACTGATTGAGTTTCTGTTGACACAGGTATTTTAAATAAAATACCAACTCCATCGTCTCGCACTAAATCTTGACCAGGTTTTTCACTTGCAGCCAAAATAATAAAATTATCAATTCCGTCAAATGCGTCAGAATGAGTTTTGGAGATATGCAAAGGTGCTTGAGGATTCGCAGTACCAATACCGACATCGCCGTCGGAGTCGATTACCAAGTGAGAATCAAAGCTAGTAAAAGTTGAATTGTATTTTCCAAAATTTAATAGATTCAGGTTATTTAATATCGCTCGATGATGAGGTATTTCGCTTTCATCGCCTGTCGTATCCGATAATACAATTACAGGGTTTTCCGAAATATGCAGTTTTCTCTTTGGGTCAGCAGTACCAATACCGACATTGCCGCTTGAGTCGATACGTAATCTTTCTGACCCATTTGTTTGCAACAATAAAGACTGATTCCCTATTGCAGATAAAGCAAACCCAGCAGAACCTTGTTGAATCTCAGCCTTTAAATTAGCTGTTGTT